GTTGGTGTGGACATAGGTTTGAAGGATTTGGCTGTCACTTCTGAAGGAGAAAAAATTAATAATAACCGATATACAAGAAAATACGAGTACAAACTTGCTAAAGCACAACAGCATCTTTCTCGTAAGAAAAAAGGCAGCAGAGGGTTTGAAAACCAAAGACTCAAAGTTGCCAGACTTCACGAAAAGATTGCTAACAGTCGTGCCGATTATTTGCATAAGTGCTCTATCTCTCTTGTTAGAAGATATGATACTATCTGTATCGAAGACCTGAATGTAAAGGGTATGACGAGAAATCATCGTCTTTCCAAGTCCATTACTGATGCAAGTTGGGGTGACTTTGTTTCCATGCTTACCTACAAGGCAGAATGGAACGACAAGAAGGTTGTGAAGGTAGACAGATACTTTCCATCTTCACAGACTTGCAATGTCTGTGGGTATGTCAACAAACAGATTAAAAAATTATCTGTTCGTGAGTGGGAGTGTCCTGAATGTCATACTCATCATGACCGTGATATTAATGCTGCAATCAATATCCTTCATTTCGGTTTAAATCTTATATCGGCAGGGACTGTCGATTACACGGGTGGAGAGGAAGTAAGAGCCAACCAATCGGAAAGCCATTCTTCGATGAAACCCGAAGCCAATGAGTCTTTAACTCAGGGGTAGTTCATTAACTAATAAAGTTCATTTCTATGCATTAAGTTTATAGTCTCCATCAGTACATTTTAATTTTACATTATGTGGAAAGATACCATCAAATGAATTATTCTTTACAATTTCTTTCCATTTCGTTAAAGGACCTTGATAAATTACCTCTTTTAAATTATTACATCCACTGAATATTCCTGTTTTCATGACTGTTACACTATCTGGAATTGTAACTGAAGATAGGTTCATACAATGATAGAATAATTGATATTCTATAGTAGTTAAATGATTTGGTAAAGTGACAGTTTTTAAATTATAACATTCTGAAAATGCTTCTTTACCAATTGTAGTGACTGTATCTGAAATGGTAATACCTGTTAGTTTTGTACATTTCTGAAAAGCTGATATCCCAATAGATTGAACTGTATTAGGAATGGACACAGATGATATTGAAGTATTATTAAAGAAAACGTAATCTTTAATTCTTTGAATACCATCACTTATATTCATTTCAATAATTTCTCCGAGTCTAATAGGTCCTTCCACTAATACTCTTTCGATATTTAAACTGTATTCAGTGAAATCATTCTCACAAGCACCACCGAATTTATTAACAACATCCTTAATACCATCCTTTATTTTAGTTAATTCAGTTAAATTCTCAGATATAGACATAATCATATATTATATTTAAAAGTTATTATATTCAATAAATATTTTCCATAAAACAAAAACCGCACAATGGAAGATATAACAACCAAAGTGCGGAACAATTAATAAAACAATAAAAATTTAATTCTCAATTATAGTCAATATAACACCAATACATAATGACATAATAGAAAGAAACATCATATTGAGAAACAGACGCTTTGCATTATATATATCAATACCTATAATACGCTTTCCTCTAATATATAAACCATCAACGAAGAATGCTAATAAACAAAATACTAAAGCACAAAAAATAAATATCAAATTCATACACATGTAATTTTTTTAACTACATGCAAAGATAAATAATAAATTATGACTATCCAAATAAACAGAAAAATATTAATAACATTTAACATAAAATTATTGGATATATTAAAATAAAAATATAACTTTGCACCATATTAAAATAAAAACAATATATGGATATAAACGAAAAAGCAAAAGAATACACTGACAAGAGATTTAAAGATAAAACAGGTGAAACTAATTTCATTAATAATGATAGTAAATTATTCACATATAATGATATTAAAAATGCTTTCATTAAGGGTTTTGAATGTATTAATCAAAATGTAAAGATTCATTGGTACGAAGAATCATATTGTTTTAGAGCTGATTTGCCTTTTATCAATATGATTATCAAGAAAGAAAATAATAACCAATATATAGGATATATTAATAAAGAAAGAATCAAACTTCCAAATTATATTGATGAAACAAATATAAATGAAGTAATGAGATTTATGTCGGATAAAATTATTACTAATATAAGGAATCATGGATAAGAAAATTCTTAAAATAGATGATTACACTTCTTTTATTCAGAGATTGAATAATATAGAAAAAATTTTAAAAGAAAAAATATCAAATAACCAAATCCAAATAAAAGATATTATTGCATATTGTTCAGTATGCTATTCTTTAGGTGTTAGTGATGCGCAAGAAAGAATACGAGATTTGGAATGGGACACTGATAACACTGCATACGGATATAAAGTTAAATATGAAATTTATCCGACAGATTTAGGCGGTGCTTATCTACTCTTTATCAATGGTAATCAATATGCTACTTTCAATAGCATTGATGAAGCAAGAGAAAAATCACAAGAGCATTATAACTCACGATTAAACGAATTGTTCTATGGATTTGAAGATGAAGGAAAAGAATTATAAATCTATCTTAGAGCGCATTAATCACTACGTAAGGCGCAAAAGTAACTTCGGTGATACATTACCCACCAAAGATGCTTTATTCGCCTTAGAGATGAGCTATGGAGCTGCCACCAACGATATCATAGATAAGATTGGTAAGTTGGAATGGAATAACAGTAATGAAGCGTATGGATTTAATAATAAATTCCATATCATCATTAATGCAGATACTATGAAGCCAGAACTCTATATTAATGATACAATCCAAGCTGAATACATTACTATAGAAGATGCAAAAGAAGCAGCACAGGCTTATAATACTGATAAGATAAGAGAAAAACTTGATATCGTAGCTAATGAAAATGGATAAGAACTTTTTAACTCCAGAAAGTAAACCTAATTTACGAAAAGGAGATTTTATTATAAATACAGTTAATGGTGATATTGTTATTGTTGAAGAACCTGTAGATTGGGGAATATTATCAATAGTATATAAACATCAACAAGACAATACAATTATTGCCCGAATGTTTTACTTAGACACAAAGTTTATATGTAATATAGGAACTTGGAGATTAGCTACTCACGAAGAAAAGAATGAGTTCCTTCAAGAACTTAAAGAACATGGTCATGAATGGGATGAAGATGAGAAAGAAGTGTATTATGGAGGCAAAAGAACTCCAATAGATTTTAAAAATAATCCTCCAGAGAAAAATGATATCATTGTACGTAGTGATGGTTTGATTTATGCCGAATATCATCAAATGAATTGTACAAAAGAAATATTCTTTGGTAAATTATGTCTCTTTAGTGATAGAATGAATTTGTATGATTTTCATATTATTGATGATATGGCTTATACAGATGATTTAGAGTGGTATCACGCAAATGAAAGAGAGATAGAAGAGTTTAATAAATTACTCAAAACAAAGAAATAAAATGAATAAAACAAAAATGTTTAAACAAGGTACTTACGTTACTAATGGAGATGTAAGAGGAATTGTTAGAGGTTACTCAGATAATAATTTTGGTGTAGAATTTTACATCGCCCATTATAGATGGTATGAAAACGGCTCATTTAATAAAGATTCAAGTTATTTCAATGATGGTTCCTTCCGTGAAATGAATGAAACTGAAATTAATGAATTTAATCAAACCCTATTGAAATGTGGTTATATATGGGATGCTGATTCAATGAAAGTAACTGACCTAAAAGCATTAAAAGAAACAGCCTCAACAGATAATAAACCAAAGTATAAAACAGGTGATTTCCTTACCAGTATTGATAATCAAGAAACATTTATCTTCATGAGATACGAGGAAGATGGGTGGTTGTTAGGTTGGAAAATAGTATATTGTATAGAGGAATTTTGTAATAAGTGTGAAGTACAAAGATTTAATCCAGCGCATCCTTGGCATTATTCAGATGAACACGATAAAGAAAAGTTCTTATGTAAGATAAAAGAGACATGTTATGTTTGGCATGATGATGTAAAGGAAATGCGTAAGGAATATGAAGCAGATGATAACAAACTCAAGTGTGGTGATATTATTAAACTCAGAGACGGAGAGGTTGTTATTTTCAAGGAAAGAACTACTGATAGACTCAGAATGAAAGTATGGCATGCGCCTGCAGATGGTAAAATCTTAGTTGAATATAATAGATTCATACCATGGAGATATGCAACAGGTGATGAACAAGATTACATTCTTGATATAATGGCAGGAAATGGATATGTATGGGATAAGGATGAAAATCATTTCTTCTCAAATCCAAGAATGATATCTACCAATGTTAATAGTATTGTAGTAGAAAAGCCACATGAATTACCACCTATCAATATTCCAGAGGGTTATAGAGCAAATATTGAGAATGGAACAATTTATTTCACTAAAGAATTTAAAGATGGTGATTTTATCAAAACAAAAAATGATAGTACAATAGCAATCTTTAAGGAAATATCAGAGAGTGGTGAAATTATTGTATATGTTGAATACTTCAGAAAGAGTAATGACTTTCTTACAGCGGAAGATGTAACAGGTCACGATATCAATCAATGGACACATGCTACAGATGAAGATATTAAATGGTTCAAAGAGAAATTAGCAGAAAACAATTACAAGTGGGATGAGGAAAGAAAAGAACTTGTAAACTCATTCTGGGTTCCTGAAAATGGAGAAACATATTTCTTTATTAGTAGACATTTTAATGTAATTGAAGCAAAAGTGTTTGATGGTGAGGCACACTAAAAACGTCTATTATTACACAATTGTTTTAAGACAAAAGAAGATGCAACGGAACTCGCAAAGGAAATGAAGCAAATGTTTATAAATTTCAATAAAGAAAAATATGGAATTTTAAAACAAAACAATTAATAGAAGATTAATTTATGAATACAACAAATAATAAAACATCGTTATATGAATTAGTAACGAAGAGGAATAGATTAAAGGTGATGGATGAAGTAGAAGATGTGAAAGATAAATTAGATACTATCCCAAGAGGTGAAATCCTTACTGCATATAATCAGTTTGGGGAAGTGTCCAAAATCTTTATATATAACAGTAAAGCTGTAGGTAGTGATTACTTTAATACATTGCTTACATGTTATCCTTATGCTGGTCAGTTAACTAAAAATCACACTTTTCATCTTAATGATATTGATAAACTTTCTTTTGCAACATCATTACAAAAAGAAATACTCTTCGAACAGATGATGAAAGAAGGATACATATGGAATGGTCAGAATGTAGTAAAAGATGAATCTACAGAAAAAGAAGATGAAATTAGCATTGATGATGTTAAGAAAATTAATAAAATAGAAGACGATAATAAAATAACATTTTCTAAACTAAAAACTTTATCATGTGGAGAAATCCTTACAGCATATAATAAGATAGGTCAAATAGAAGATATCTTGATATATGACTGTATGCTAAATGAATATGGTTTGTTTAATACAGTACTGGTATATTCTCCTATGAGTGGAGAACTAAGACATAGTCCAGTTTTAGATTTCGATAAGTTGGATGTATTAGCTTTCGCAACACCAGAAGAAAAAGCAAATCTTCTGAAAATCATGAAAGAAGAAGGATACCACTACTATTGGTTGGGATGTGAAGATGATGATGAAACTGAAGAAGAGTTGGATGATGATGAAACAATTGACGAATCTCCTACAGAAGAAAAACCTTCTACTAATGGTGATAAGAAATGTATAATTGATAAAGCAATTGAAAATAAGATTGCGCATAATATTAAAGTTGCAAAAGATATTCTTGACAATACATTACCATATTATGTTATTAATGATAATATCGAACCACTGGTAATAAAAACAGATAAATCATTAAAAAGAGATTTAAATAACTTCAACTACTTCACAAATAAAGAAGATGTTGATGAAGCAATCAGAAGAGTGAAAGAAACTCTGATGAACTTCCAAGAAGAAATACAGAATAGAAATAAATGAAACCAGTTATACAATTAAAAGATTATGTCAAAGCCTTCCCAGAACTAAAATGGGAAGGCGATGAATATTATCAGCGTGCTATCACTATATTTGGTGTTATAACAATTGATAATGTAAACAGTGATAAAGCAACATTATTTGCCCCAGATGATGAAGAACTTGGTGAATATGATTCAATAGATATAGCACAAGCCGATGCTGATATGTGGTATCGTCAAGAACTCAGTAAATTATTTGATAAACAATTATCAGTATATAATAGACATAATCCACAGAATAAAATTTATTACACAGTATGAAAAATTATATTCATACAATTATATGGATGATATTCATTATAATTATAACACTTATAGTAGGACAAGCGCATATATTCTGGAATCCATTCTATATTCAATTGGATTCACCAGATAATTGTGCAATCCTTATTGGTGCGTTAAGTGTGTGTTTGATTTTTAAATTAATATTTGATTGGGATAGAAAGCGATGAAACTAATTTTGTATGTATTATCGCTACTTGTATTAATCATTATGGCATTATTAATGATGGGTCATACAGTAGTACACTTTAGCCCCTTTTACATAACAATGAAAACACCATATATTCCAGTTAGTGTAATCGTTGTATTTTTAATATATTGTTTAATTCAAAAAAAAAGTAAAAACTATCAATAGGATACTAAACATACAGTATCCTATTTTTTTTATTTAATGTTTTTTAAGTTAAATAATTTGGATATAGCATAGATTATTATTAACTTTGCAAGTATAACAATAAAAAACAAATCATGGACGAATTAAAATATAAAATAAGAAAAGATTTATCAAAGGTAGAAAATGGTATTACTATATATCGTATTGAAGCTTTAAAAGACTTCTCTGATGTCAATAAAGGTGAATTAGGAGGATGGATTGAAAAGGAAGATAATCTTTCCCAAATAGGTGATTGTTGGGTGTATGACAACGCTTGTCTTTTTAATGATGTAGCGGTTAAAAATAATGCACAAATACATGGAAATGCAAGAATATATGATAATGTTTATATCTTTGATAATGCTCGCATTTTTGACAATGTGTTGGTAGAAAATAATGCACGCATCTTTGGTAATGCTACTATTCGCCATGATGTAATAATATGGGGTAATCCTAACATTTACGGGAATGCAACTCTATACAAGAGTGTCAAAGTTTACGGTGATGCTGATGTTTATGGGTATGCTACAATTACGGATAAAGTTAAAGTCTTTGGGAACGCTCGAGTTTATGGTAATGCGAAAATATGTGATGAGTGTATTATTTATGGCGATGCCATATTAAGAGAATATGCATTTGTGTACGACAAGGCGGAAATTGGTGGGGATGCAATTATTAAGAGTAAATTTGATTATATTGTATGTAGAAATAATTGGTCCAGTGGACGATTTTTTACTTATACACATTCAAATAAAATGTGGAAAGTTGGATGCTTCTATGGTACAGGCAAAGAACTTATAAAGAAGGCATACGAAGATAGCGAATTGAGAGGTAAAAACTATGAACTTACCGTGAAGTATGTCGAAACGTTATATAAGAACATAGAAGAAAATAATAATACTTCAAATAAATAAAAAATTAAATTTATGCATTTATTAAAAATATTACTTCAAACTATATTGATGGTATGTATTCCTGCTTATGTATTACCATACATTATATTCGCATTGGGATTTGGAAGATTGGATTGGTTCATTGGAACAAATGAAATATATGCAACACTATTCTCTATTACAACAACAGTTATTTTCTTAATAATGTCTTGTTTTATTTTACCAGCTATTATTGAGAAATCATTTGAAGATATCGACAATATAAATAAAGATAATAATATAAATAACGAAGAAGAAGATGATGAATACTAATTACAAAAACTTTATCAAAAGGCTGTTAATTGTATTCTCAGCCTCTTTAATACCTGCAGGGGTACTAACATACGTAATCAGTAAAATAAACCCTTACAGCGTACCATATACATTCTATATCGTATTATTCATTGGAATTGTAGGAGTAATTATTAAATTGTTCCAAAATTATATTCTGAACTATAATAAAAAATAAAGTTATGAAAAATTATATTGGTAATTGTATTTTTGCTGGCTTAATAACATTACTATTTACAGTATTGTTTAAGTTTACTGCATATCAAACTCTTCTTTTATACTTTGTTATACTGACAAGTTCTGAAATAAGAGATTTTATTGATAACTATAAAAAGAATAAATAATATGGCAAAACTTTTTTTCTTCTTGTTTCCTTTTATTATAGCAATTGTATTGTCTCTAATTTTTGGAAGTAATAGATTTGAGTATGGTGTAATCGGTCTTCTAACATTTATTTACTTATCTAATGTTTTAAAAGATTAATAGAAATGATTAAAATCGTTTATAATATATTTTATATAGTAATAACTTTCTTTATGTTATTTGCATTAGGACATATATGTAAAACGGAATTTCAACAATTAGTAGTTATTTTACTTGTTACGAATATTCTCCTAACCCTAATCATATCACAACATTTAAATGATAAAGAAAAATAAAAAATATGTATGATAAAATTGTTATATATTTAATAGCTACTATAGGTGCAGTAGCTTTATGTAACTTATGGGCATCTACCAAATACGAGGCTGGTGTAATTACTATGCTAACCTTTATCTTTGTCGCTATCTTATCTAAAAAATAATAAATTGATATGTTACAAACAATATTAATAGATGTTTTGGGTTTTATAGTATCTGCATTTCTATTCGCTTTAGCGTTAAGCAAGAAATTCGAAGAATGGGTTATTAAATTCTTAACATTTATCTTCATTACATTACATGATATGAAATATTTTATTATTAGATTAATTTATGGAATTATTATTTTCTCCTTTATTGGAATATCGTTATATGGTTTAATTAATGATTATGGACATAGTATCGGACAATTCCCTATGATACTTTTCATTGGGTTCACGATATTTTATATTATTCATTTTACTGACTATATCAGATTAATGATTGAATTAAAAACGTATAGATGTAATAATAAAACCACACGATATATTCAAACAGAAGAAAGTAAAGGATATATTTTACGTACTAATTTGGCAACGATTGCAATGACAATCATATATATGATTCCTGCTATCATTTATGCTTGGTACACAAATTCATTCTCTAACCTTGTTAAAGATTCTGGTTTATATCTTATGTACGCTTTTCTTCTGAATGATATGTTAGTCCAAATGGTAAAAGAAAAAACAACAATAGAAAATAACACCACAATTCAATGAAATATATTTTTAGAGAAACTATTACTGGACTATTTTTATTCCTAAGTATAGGATTATTAATATCTAACTTAATGGATACTTATTCGACCACAATAAGTTCCTTTCCATTAACACTCTTTATTTGCTTAGCATTTCCTTCTATAGCACTATTTGCATATGATATAACAATACTATCGGAAAATAGTGTGTTACTCAATCGAAATATTGAAATAAAGAAAAATAATAGTACGTTAACAAAAGAAGATAGACAAGTAAAATATATTATTTACATTTCATTGTTCATTCTACATACGAGTTATTTGGCAACACTATTAAATGTATCAGTTCAAATAGAAAATATTTATTTCTTCCTAATCCAATATATTATATTCGTTATAGCAATTATTCTTTTATATAAGAGATTAAATAGAAATATTAAACTTAGAAGATTACTAAGAAATAACGAAACAATTAGCAAACATCATCAACCAGCACCATAAATTATGAATACAAGACAAATACTTTATATAGGTTTATTATATTTTATTCTATTTAATATGTCATCATTTCAAATATTTTCTTTTAACGAATATTTGAATTATTCATATATCTCATTCCTGCTATTCTTTATTAATGCTTTCTTCATTGTAATGAACGCATTTGAATTAATCACGTTTGATGAAGAAGAAGATGTAGAAACAAAAAATAATATTCAGAGAACTATTCAACTATATAATATAGGACAAATAATCCTTATTACGGCAATAAACATAATAATGATTATTTTAGGTAATAAGTTGATAAATTGTATCATCAACATAGGAACATATTACATTCTACTATACATCCTATACAGAATGACAAAACTTATAATCACAAATTTAAATTCACAACATATTAAACGAAAAACGATATAAAGAATACATAAATTATATATTTATAGGTAGGCGATATTACAACATATTTGCTTGCCTATTTTTTATTTAATAAACTAATAAATTCAACAAAAACAAGTAATGCGGATGAAAAAGACGTACTACAGAAAAACACCACCTAAAAAGTTTGAACCAGATAAATGTCACTGGACTCGAACAGATAAAAATAGATGGAAAACAAAAGTAACTTACGAAACAGAAGACGATGCTGAAGAATGGCTTAAACAACATCCCAAACTAATAGCACAAGGAATGAAATCATATTACTGCCCTATATGCAATAAATGGCACTGTGGACATAACACTATAGATAAAGAAACAAAACAACTACTCAAAAACAATTTCAACTAATAATACACAACAAAAAACACTAATCCCTCAGTAGATAATAATATACCTATTGAGGGATTTTAACTGTTACTTACTAAATGAAAATGTAGTAGGGCAAGTTTCATCACAAGAGTTACCTTCACCCTTACCACCTTTAATCAATTCATCAATTGATGTGGCATTCTTAATATTACCACACTTGTCAGTCTCAGGACGATACTCACCCTCATTACTAACACTCAATAAATGTAGCTCACTTCTAACTTCTACCACGCTACATAATGGTTTCATATAATTATTCTTTTCCATATCCTTTATAAATATTATCTAATATATAAAAAGTGCCTACCTATCTCAGGCAAGCACAGTCAACTAAAAATCTAAACAAATTAAAACTTATATTTATTGTGATTACCTTGCGGTATAATGTTAAAAACAACAAGGTCACTACATCAACCCTCTCACGCACGTTGTGATTACCTCTCGGTACATGATTACTAACATAGATTCTACATAACTTGCACTGTTTAGAGAACAGTATATACACACAAAATGAGGAGGTCTCTCTGCATTGCAGCAATCTCATAAAAATAGCAGACGAGCCTCCTCACGCACCAAACGAGCTGGACTATGGAATCGAACCACTCCTCTGTATTGGAATAACACAGCGTGCACCATTACACCTTATCCGCATGAAATAGGAAGCAATTTTGTTTAAATAAGCCATACTATTTTATAAGAAAAATCTGCTGTACGCTTCCATTAAATATATATGAATCTGAGTAAAACTCAGAGAGGAGAACAAGACTTCCCTAAATCACAATGCAAAGATACTACTTTTATTTTAAACTACCAAATAAAATCATATAATTTTACATACATTAACTAAATTGATAAATAAAGCAATTAACATAAACACTATTTAATACTATATTTCCAATTTTTTAATTTTTCAAAAATTTTTATAAAATTTTATTTTTTTTTTGGTAAAAATGGACACCAAACAGTCCTTCCTTCACGTTTCTATCAATTTTCCTCTCTTGCGGTTTAACTCCCTTCAATTATCAATCAAATTGTCCTCGTTTGCCGTTATACTCCCTCTAATTATCATCCATGACACATTCTTTGCTGTTGTCCTCCCTTGCAGTTGTCATCCCTTCATTCATCACTCAGAACAATCTTTCTTGCGGTTACACTCCCCTGCAGTCGTATATCAATTATCTTTCTTACTATAATATTCCCTTACTATTTTACTTTCCTTAGAGTTATACTATATATTATTCTTTCCTATATATGTTATTCGTTATTTTCTTTATTCTATATCTTTTATTACTATATATCTATAATCCAATAATTCTATGTATATTATTCTATCTTTTTTTTTATATATAGTAATTCTTCTTTTTATATAGTATTCTTATTATTTTATATTATGTTATTTCTTATATAGTATATTATTTTTCTTGTTGTTTTATTGTTTCTATTTTCTTTAGTATATTAATTCTTTCCTTATATATGTTTTCTTATATATCATCTATCTTTCTCTCTTATATATCTTTCTATTCATTCTCTATTATTATCCTTCTATATTTTTTATCTTTCTTATAGTTGGAAGGTGAGAGTTTGTATTATGTACATATACGTTTATTTATAGTATATATTATCAATATACAGATGTATTACTTAAAATGAATAATGATATAATGTAAGCCGATTATAAATAAGAAAAAAAAGATGTGAAATTATATTTAAAAATCATATCATCTCTTCCATTAAGTATAGTTATTTTTTTTATAATATCTTATTCTTTCCTATTTGTTTAATTTCATCAAGTCGTTTTAATCCTTCCTTAAGTGTATTATAAAACGCCATAGTTTCTTTCCTATGTTTCTTATATTCATTTATGCTTTCTCTATATTCTCTTTCAGCATTAGGACTAAGGAACAATGGAGAATCATCATCTATTCCGTTTAAAGAGTTTAAATATCTTTCTGTAATATCTCTCATAATATATTCTATTATTATTTATTCCAATTAATTTTATTTCTTTCTTATTATGCAAAGATACATATAATATTTTATATTGGCAAATGTTTAATGTTTATATATATAAAAAAGAGAGGAACAAATATATTATTATTATATTGTTTCTCTCTCTATTTCAAATATATTTTTTTCTAATTAACGGAATGTTTTAATTGTTGAAATCATATCTACTTTTCTTAAGATATTATAAGATTTCATTGTATTAAAATCACTACTTTTTAGATTTTTATCAAACTCTCCATTTTCTTTTAATTCTATAATATTATACTGGTTTTTTAATATATATGGTCCATTATTGTTATTTTGGTAATTTATCTGGTACATTTCTGTTATAGGGTCAGAGTTCATTTTACCGTGAGAATAATTTATTAGATTTACTCCTTCTCCTTCTTTTGGTTTACAATAGTATATACCATGAGAAATATTTATAATTTTTTCATTATCAATTATAGTTTCTTTATTAATTGATAAATTATCAATTATAGTCATATTGTTATCAGAGTCAATATATCTTATATAAAAATCACTACGTAACTTAAGGATATCAATAATTCTATTAAATTTTGGTATTCCATTATTACTTCCTGTCAAAATGTATTCTTTTTCTCCATTACTATTGTTTAAGAAAATAGTTTGTCCTTCTATATTAATATTTTGTGTATCTATATTATTGAATGACATTTTTTCAAATGTATCTAAATTATAAATTTCACATTGTGAGTTATTATATACGAAAAGCAGATTATCTTTTTGCACACATTTAATAGAATTATATCCATTACTATATTCGAGTATTTTACCTGTATTAGAAATTAAAAGATTGAAAGAACTATTTGATTTATCATAACCCCTAAAAATAGTATATGTTTTATGTTTAAAATAAAATTTTATAACATTATGTCTATCTTTTTCATTTACATTGTAATTAGTAACGAATAAATCATTTTTATTTAAATCTTTGTAAATATACAGACCATACTGATTTATAGTATACAAAAGTTCAAAATGAGGTTTAAATAATTTATAAACATCTGTTCCTATTAAATTGGAAACTTGTGCTGGGGTCATAATATAATCGTTTCCACCATTATCATGGTTCCATCTACAAGTTACTGTATTGACAGAGCCATCATGCCTAAAGGATGCTGCAATCATTGATAAACCATAATCATCTAACGGACAGTTTGGACCTTGTACTTTTGGAACATTTTCAAAACCATCTTTTAATAAGAATAAGAATGATTCTTCTTGCGAATATCTTGAAAATGCATCTTCGCTTTGCGTAACACACCAATCAGTATATCTACTATATTCATTCGCTTTTTCGAAATTTGGTATTGTCACTATCTTATAACCATTATAGTTACCATTGCTATTATTTCCATATTGTGCGCTGGCTTCACGTTCTTCTTCTTCACTATTGGAGACATCACCTTTAAACTGATTAAAGAAGTCATTCATTGACATACCATTAGCATTTTGGTCAAGACCTAATTCTTTGGTTTTGGGTGCTATGATACCTATGTATCTATTTAAGGCTTGAATTGTATCGTTATTAAGTGTATTACCATTTCCCAATACAAATCTTACCACAGCTGGATACAAATGGAAATCAGCCTTTCTAACATTTGGAATATCATGTAACACTTTCTCGGTAAAGTCCTTATCATTTATATTAGGTGATAATTCTTTAATATTCTTTTCAACTTCTTTTGCAATACTTTCAAAAGCTGGAAGAATATAATTATAAGCCATTTCCGATTGATTTTCAAAAATTCTCAATAAATAAATTTCTTCTAAATCATTATCAGTGGTCCATATATAACCAACTTGAATATATTTTTCTTCTGGATTGATAAAGCACATCATATTATTGATATACATATCTCCCAAATGGATTCCACCTTGAAAGAGCCATGTATTGATAGGGAATTTTTCAATTTTTCCTTCCATATTATTTACCATTTATTTATTTATTTATTTAATTCTTTGAATACTTGAATGTGCGCATACGTAATCAAGAAGCTTTTATTAAGTTCTTCTTTTATTGCCTCTTCTTCGTAATAATAGTGTTCTGTTTCCAAATATTCACGTTTAGCATTATTTAAGCCAGCAAATACAGCTAATTTAAATATTGGATAATAATCTATTATATCTTTAAGATTCTCATTTTTAAGAACTCTAAATGTTTCAGAACGAACAAAATTATTAGCGTTCTCGTAAGCATACCTATATATTACTAACAAACAATTATGGAATACATCAAAACGGCATTCTAAATGATTAATTGTGAAATCGTCAATATAGAATTTTTCGTCTTTATTAATAACATCAAGTATTGTAGATGCATTATCTATTTCGTCAAAGTTATCTTTTGTATTTTGAAAGCGTGCAAATAATGTAAAAAAGCACTGTGCAAAAGTTTCTTTAATTGTACATAAAGCGAGGTCAGCCTCCAGAAGAAAATCATTAGGCACCATATCTTTAAGTACAATAGATTTTGTAATACATATATTCTCTGCTTCTCTAACAATATTTTCAAAACGTGGTAACAATTTTTTAAACGTTTCTTTTCCCTCTTCTATTGTAATAAATGTTTTATAACTTTTTATCGCTACTTTGTTTTTATGATGATATTGGATATCAAGTTCTATACGTCCAAGTGAAATGTTAAAATGACAGTTCATTTGCGTAAGGCGCAAATCCCCCAATATCAATCCATCCTCAAACACTTGAATATTTGTTGGATAGTTTATTTCTTTTTCTTTCATAAGTTTTGATATATTAATTTTATCTGTGACAGAATATTTCTTATATATTTTTCATTAACATTCTTTTCATCAAAGTTCTCTTCGGAAATAACAGAAGGTATTTTTTTAAATAAATCCAACGCATAGATTGATTTCATACCCACTGGATGTCGTAAAATATAGTCGTTGAATTTTTGTAATAGAAAATTTATTTTATCTTCCTCCTCTATCCATTGTTCAGTAGTATATTCCCATAAAGTATATGTATAAACTTCTTTATCTATTGTATCATCTTCAAATGTTGTTGTAATTTGTAAAACTACCAACCCATGATTTTCATCAATTGGCTCGTAAATATAAGATACTTGGAGAACATCTCCATAACAATATTTCCATTTACATTTATCAACAGAATACGAGAGTTGTTTAATATGTCTATTTTGTTTTGACTTGTGTACCATAAGAAAAAATGTATATTATTATTATTATTATTATTATCCCTTTTCTTTAAAATAAGTTATCATTTTATCATACAAGGCAAGTTGCATTTCCGTGCAAGGAATTGACAAGATGGTGAACTTTCTAAAATTTATTAAATCTTCACTAAAAGAATTACAAGAATAATCCCAATCAAAGAATCTATTGACTGCAAAATGTAACAAATCTGATAATTCTTCGGGATTAATTTTATCTTTATTACATAGATAAAACATAGCAATACAGTCGAGTAAAGGTGGGATTTTATCTTCTTTTTCAATCCAGTTGAATATCAATAAATCATCAATAATTAATTCTTTTATTGATGATAATTTATCATCTTTTGAAAATGAATCTACACGCATAACAACGTTACCATACTTTTCACTAACGTCAGAAAGTTCGATATTAAAACTAATTATTTTAATATCATTATGACCATTCATTGTCACACCATAAGAAAAATTATTTATATCTTTTAATAAGTCCATATTCTTTTATATTATATTATTACATATCTCTTTCACTAAAATAGTTTATTATTTCATCATATAGAGCTACTTCCTTTTCTCTGCAAGGTTTAAACGAAGCAGTAAATTTTCTAACATTTATGAAATGTTCACTAAAAGATTGACAGGATATATCAAAACAAAAGAACATGCCGACCGCAAAATGAAATAAAGTTGTTAAGTCATCTAACTCAATTTTAGACTTATTCTTAAGATAGAATTTACTAATACAGTTGAGTAAGAGAGGAAGTTTATCTTCTCTATCAATCCAGTTACGTATCAGGATATCATCTGTAACTTTGTTTTCAACAGGAGATATTGTATTATCTTTTGATGTTGAAACAATACTCATTACAATAGTACCATATTTACCATCTTCTTCAGATAGCGTGATTTCAAATTTAGTAGTTTTAACATCATCTTTAGGATATGTTATATCATCAATTATTACATTATAAGAAGCATTCTTTACTTTATTCATTAAGTCCATATCATTTATGATTTTATTTGCTGCAAAGATAATAAAAAATACATTACTAATCAAATATTAAAAGTTAAAAAAAACAAAAAAAGAGAAGCAACTTAATCTATTACTTCTCTCTTTAATTTATAAAAAATATTTTTGAACAACATACTTCACGAATACGCCTCAATTTTATATATTTTTGTATTTATATATGTATATTATAACATACTGATTATCAAATACTTACAATACGCAAATAATTAACATTTATGATAACTTTCCTTAATGAGGGCCGTGCGCTGATATACAAGTTTATTATACAAAATATAATGTTATTCCACGCTATTAATTAAATATTTCTCTAATATCCATTGATGTAAGTGTTGTAAATTCATTGAGTTTCTTCAAGTCATTTGATGAAACGTGAGAGAAAAACACTTTATCTTGATTTAGTGCTATACCACCGTTTTGACACATAATCAAGTATACACATTCTGCAGGAACATCTTTTGAAGGCGTAACATAAAATGTTTCTTCTATTGGAAGTTGAGTTATTAGACCGAATTTTTCAGAAACAACAAACATTCCATCTTCGTCTTGAATTAAATATAACTTATATTCACCTTCTCCAATAGTGCTAATTATATCTGCCAACCATATATAATCTTCGCATGTATCAGTATTTATGACGGAAATTTGATTATTTCTAAAACAAACTAATCTTCCATATTGATATACACATTTGTCTATATTTTTACTAAACATAGAGATATTAGTTTTTTTATTTATTACTTGCTTATAACCATCATCAACAGTTAGTATAAGTATATTTTGATAGTTATCTAAATTCCTAATAGGAATATCTTTTAACTTTTCCATGGTCTTTGCGTTATAAATTCCACCACCTTCTGATTCTGTATCTGTATTGGCAACATATAAAAGACCATTATTTTCAATCGTGTCTATCCATTCATCACCTTCAGCTGTCTCATAAATAAATCCATCTCTACCAATTAAAGCACAAATATCATATCCTTCATCAGTTTTACCTTGATAGACAACATAGTCTTTACTCTGGAAACATATGTTATCACTAAAGTCGTAACTAAAAATGAACAAATTGTCAGTGGTAGTATTTTTACACAACTTCAAACCATAATTCAAATCATAATCCAAAACTTCCATGTTTTCAGGGAGTAAACTCTGAATATTATCGGGATTAAAAATACCGTATATATCAGCCCCGATTAATTTAGAAAGCTGTCCTGGAGTCATTACGGAGTCGTTACCACCTTTATCATGATTCCATCTACAAGTTACTGTATTTATCGAACCATCATGCCTAAATGAAACAGCTATCATTGAAAGACCATATTCGTCCAATGGACAGTTTGGACCTTGTTCTCTCGGAACATTTTCAAAACCTTCTTTTAATAAGAAATAAAATATTCCTGAACCATTGTTAGTATAACGTAAGAAATATTCTTCACCTTGTGTGACACACCAATCAGTATAACGGCTATATTCATTTGCGTTATCGAAAGTTGGAATAGGTACTATCTTATAGCCATTATTATTACCTTCATTATTCTCTCCATATTGTGCGCTTGCTTCACGGTCATCAGTTTCACTCTGTGACACATCACCTTGGAACTGACTAAAGAAGTCATTCATTGACATACCATTAGCATTCTGGTCAAGACCTAATTCCTTAGCTTTAGGTGCAATAACACCAACATATTTATTCAACTCTAATATAGTGTTTGCATCAAGACTATTACCTGCGTTTAGAACAAATCTTACTACTGCTGGATAAAGATGAAAATCTGCTTTTCTTACATTTGGGATATCATGTAATACATTTTCAGTAAATTCTTTATCATTCAATGATGGATTAATAGAACGTACCATTTTGCGTGCTAAAGACTGATTCTTTGATGCACGGTTTTCAGTAATCAAGCGTCCATTAGCAAAATTACGCAAGAACTGGCTTTCATTTATTTTAATTATCTTTTTATTCATAATATTCTGTTTATTAATATAATTCAAATTCTTCTTTTGATATTGTATGAACTTTTACTCCAGCAGTTATATCTCTCAATATTAAATAATAATATTTATCATTTTTCCTAACAGCAATCATAAAATCATCTACTTTGAAAGCCTCATCAACAGTTCCAAAAGGTTTCATGTCTAAAGGAGTATATATAACTAATTGATTCTGTTGGGTTTTAAATACACAAAAAGAGCGATTAAAGAAATAACGTTCTAACCATTCATTTGAATAACTGCGTTCAGCAATATCAACGATTGAATAAGTGTTATCTTTTTGAGCTATAACCAATTTACCAAAGACGAAAATTCTATCAACCCATTCAGTAAAAAGTAATTGATTGGTATCTGGATATAAGATATTCATCTTACTTTCATTACTTGTTAGAATAACGTATCCATTTCTAACAATAAATGACTTTAAATTAGGAGATTGAGTTAACCGTCCAGAGTTAGTATCAACTTCGTAGATATTAAAATCTAAACTGACATAAAGTTTATCACCGACGAAGAAATAACCACTAATAACAACATCATTACCACCAATAACAACACCATTAGTAAGTATTAAAGCATCAAAATTATCTCTTCCAAACCCATCATATTCTAAAGCCTTCTCACCATCAAAATAATCTGTTCTACGCATATTTTTATCAGAAACAACATAATCCTTTTTATCATTGTCATAGAATAAAAATTGACCATAAGATAGATTTTTAATTAATTTCCATGATGATGGAATTTCTTTTTTAGGACGTTTATCAACACATATCTGATATATATTAGCATTAATTAATTTACACAAACTATTAACACTCATTACATGGTCTCCATTAACATTATTATCCTCAAATTCATGATTCCACCTACTTGTAATTGTGTTTACGTTTCCGTCTTCATAGAATGACACGGCTATCATTGAAAGTCCATATTCATCTAAAGGTGCTTTATTTTCATTAACGTCATCCGTTGTTATGTTTTGATATCCTTTCTTTAAAAAGAAGTAGAAATATCCAGTTTTATTGTTTGTATATTGATTATAATTATCTTCATCATACGTAATACACCAATCTACATAATCTCCATATTGGTGAGCCGTTTCAAAGTCTGGAATAAAAACAATATCATATCCACCAAAATTATTATCTCCCGTAAAATATTTAGCAGCTTCTTGTCTTTCTAAATCAGTTTCTTTATTTACGTCTTTGTTAAACATATTAAAAAACTCATCCGTAGACATCCCATTGGCATTTTGGTCAAGACCTAATTCCTTAGCTTTTGGTGCAACCACGCCAATGTACTTGTTTAACTTCTGTATTAAATCTCCATTAACATCACTATCAGCGTATAATATCATTCTTACAGCTGCTGGAAATAAATGAAAATCAGCCTTTCTAACATTTGGAATATCATGTAAAACATTCATAGTAAAAACTTTATCATCCAAATTTGGAGATAAGTCTCTGACCATTTTGCGTGCTAAAGATTGATTCTTTGACGCACGGTTTTCTGTGATTAAACAACCATTATGGAAATTGTTTAAAAATTGACCCTCTGTTATTATAATCTTGTGTATATTCATTATTTCTTATGCATTATAAATTCATCATACAAGTTTGCTTCCACTATTTCACTTTCATAACGGATAATAGCAAATTCATCTTCATTAACTGGCATTGTTGTTGCGAAATCTTGTGAAATGCCTATCATTTCATTATCACATTTTGCAATATACCTTGCATTAATTCTTCCTTGATTAACTATTTTATATAGTTTTGTAATTGGCTTTTTGTTTAACATTCCCGTATAGTTTGAAATAAGATAATAACCATTATTCTCAACCAAGAAAATAGTGTTTCTATAATCTACTTTTGAATAAGCTAATATATTAACCCAATCCATAACTTTTTCAAATGTATCGTATGTATATAATGTTAACATATTTCCATCAAAAGCAATTATTAAATTTCCAATTGGAACAGTAGAAACGTTATCCAACCAGTCATTGAATAATAATTTATTAGTAGATTTAACGAAGTAATTAATAGATTCATCTTGGTTGTATAATTGAATTGCAGCCCCTTTATCATCTACTTCATGTAACTTTTCGTCATTTATTCGTTCAAGTGTTGTAGCGTTATATATACCGCTTCTATCCGACAAATCAGTATCTCCAATAAATAATAAGTTATCACACTCGGCACATGTAAGAGAATTTTCATCTGAAGATAATAAAATATTACCATCTTTAGTAACTAAAGCTATGAAACGTTTTCCATTTTCATCATAACCGCTTTGATAGAATACATAAGGTTTATCTTTAAAATAAACTTGATGCTGATAATCCTTAGAGGAAACAAATAATTGACCATTTTCCTTGTTTTTACAAAGCATAAAATCTTCATCATTCATTTCATCTATAATTTCAACATTTTCCAAAAATTTATTTTGTATATCGTCTGGATTAAAGATAGAATATATATCACTTCCTATGAGTTCAGAAACTTGTTCAGGTGTCATAACATTATCATCACCACCATTATCGTGGTTCCATCTACACGTAATAGATATAATACCACCCTCTTCATTAAACGAAACAGCTATCATTGAAAGTCCATATTCATCCAAAGGTGCATTATCTCCTACCTTCTTGGGAACTTTCTCAAAGCCATCCTTCAATAAGAAATAAAACAGACCCTTACCTATACCGACATAATTTATGAAATCCTGTGAACGGTGAGTTACACACCATGTGGTATAATCGCTATATTCAGATGCCTCTGAAAATGATGGAATAGGAATAATTGTATAACCATTATTATGTCCATTACTTGTTCCATAATGCGCAGTATTTTCTCTATTAGCCTTATCCGTTTGATGTACATAACCTTCAAAGTTTCTAAAAAACTCATCCAATGTCATTCCATTAAGATTCTGGTCAAGGTTTAATTCTTTAGATTTGGATGCTGCAACACTAATGAATTTGTTAAGTTTTAATAGCGTGTCAGCATTTATAGATTTAGGATTTTGAAGTAAAAATCTCACAACGGCTGGAAACAAATGAAAATTCTCTTTACGCACGCTTGGAATATCATGTAATACTTTCTCGGTAAACTCTTTATCATCTATATTAGGTGACAAGTTTCTAACCATACGTCTTGCAAGCGATTGATTCTTGGAAGCACGATTCTCTGTAATTAAACGGCTTCTATTAAATAAACTTGCAAATTGATTTTCATGTATAATAATTTTTCTCATTATTTTTATTTTAATATATAAAAATAAATATCTAATTTAACATTAAAAACAAAAAATAACTTGACAGAAATATATCTATCAAGTTATATAGTTTAATAAAGTTATTCGACTAATTAGAAGTCGCTCGTTCCATTCTACAACTCAAAGCACCTAAATAGCTATGCATGGCTTCAAGTTGTTCAGTCAACAGATTTCTATCCGTTTCTTCTAAAGACTTAAAAGCATCACTTTCAATGAACTTTTCCAGTTTCAAAATACGGTCATCCAATTCATCCAGTTCTATTTTCATTCTATCAATGCATGACTCTGCTAACGTGAACTTGTCTTCAAAAAACGTTTTCGGCAACCAACTAACTTCATTGTATTGATTTTCCACCAAGTATCCATCCATTTCTTCATCACAATCAATGTAGAATGGAAGTACACCATCAGGTGCATCTTTTAATTTCATAGGTTCTGCCATACAATAAGTTGTCTTTGATATATATTTCTTCATAACAAACAATTTTTAATACTTTGCAAAGATATAGAAAAAATATAGTTTATCAAAAAAAATCAATATATAAAATATGTTAAAAATCATTTATTGGTTCGTTACCAATCTCTTTACCTGTTTTTGCATCAAATTTGACAATGACTCTCCCAAGTTCAATATACAGAATATTATCTTTTATATACGCATTTCGCATTGTTCTTGATTGAGAAACAAATGATAGACCATTCTTTGTTGCACATACGTCGTAAGATTTATCAGCATGTAAAACTATAACATCTTTACCTGCGAAGTATTTTTTAACCGAATTACTTTTGTCTGTTACTAAATAATCGTTTGCTTGTTCATCATAAAGCAATTTGAATCCATCTTTCAAATTCTTCACTAACTTAAAATTATTTGTATGATGTTCGCTATCTCTTAAATCGTGTTTAATTTCTTTGGTTAAATCTATAACTACATCTCTTCCAAAATCAAATTGTTTATTCAATACTATTGCATCACGTCCATGAAAATATTCTACATCTTCTAAGAATTTATCAGTTACCAAATAATCATTCTTAGATTTATCATAGAATAGCATTAATCTATCTGCTATTTTCTTAATATATCTCCAATCTTTAGGATAAGAAATATTGTTATATACGGTGTTTTTTGTTACAGAGTATATATCAGTACCAATGAGTTGAGAAAGCTGCTTAGAAGTCATTATATTGTCATTTCCTCCATTCTTATGACCCCACCTGCTTGTAACGCTATTAATTTCACCATCTTTTCTAAATGACACAGCAATCATTGATAGACCGTACTCATCCAATGGTGTGTTATCTCCCTCTTCTTCTGGTATTGAAGCAAAGTCTTTCTTTAATATAAAATAGAAATAACCACCAGAACGTATAAATTTCAGGAATGTATTTTTATCTTTGGTAAAATTCCAATTTGCGTATTCAGAATATGTATTCGCTTCTTCAAATGTCCTTATCAAAGCAAGCATGTGACCGTTAAAATCACCATAAGGTCCTTGCTCTTCTTTAATAATATTAAGAACTATATTCTTAAGTTGTTGTTCACTTATTAGAACTCTTCTTTTCATTATAAGATATTTTATTAATAAATATCAATGTTAACAATAAAGTTAAGTCAAAAAATATTGTATGATTAATAGATAATTACAAATATTTATATGTAATAAGATTTTAACTATAATACATTATGACAAAACATTTAAAAATATTCACAAGTGATAATGAAAGACAAATATTTGAAAGTAGTGACAATTATTTAGAACCATACGTATCAATCGTTACTCTGAGGGGGGGGGGTAAAATATACACTTATTATAATGCTCCTAAACCTATATTAGCAATTCTTACAATAGATAATGGAAGTAAAGTAACACTTTATGGAAAAGGAGATTTTCAACTTGCCGATGCGCTAAGTAAGAACAATGTTAAAAATATAGATAGTTCATCTATTACAAATATTGAACTTACTAACAATGTTACACGAATTTTATATAATGGATTTAATGGGTGTAGTAAAATAAAAAATATTATTATACCGAGTACAGTTACAATATTACAGAAATCTCTTTTTGGTGGTTGTGAATTATTAACTTCTCTAACTTTAAGTGATTCTATTGAAATTGTTGATAGATATGTCAACAATTACTATAACACCAACTTACATGAATTAAAAATTATTGGTAAAAAATTTGCATCACGTGGACTTTATTATGAATTTTTAAAAACAATTCATACATTATACGTAGATGCATCCCTTGTTGAAAGATATAAAACATGGAGGGATGCTTTAAGTTGTACATTTGAAGTAAAACCATTAACTTAAATAAAATAATAAATAAAACTAAATAATAAATTATATATGGTAAAATTTTTAAAATTCTTTGATAATAACAAACAAAGAAGTACTTATGAATTGGGTGAAGATTACATAACTCCTTATGTATCAGCTATTAAAGGAACAAATGGGGGGGTAAGTCCTCGTTATAATTTACCATCTGACATTTTATGTGTACTGACTTTACAAGAAAATTCTACAGTATATATCACAGGTGAGAATACATTTAATATGGAAGATACTTATCCTTACCATGAAGATATAGTCAGTGCTATAATCACTAATAGATGTACAAGTATCGGAGAAAATGCATTTAACGAATGTACCCACCTATCATCAGTTACTATTCCAGATAGTGTTACAACAATAGGTAATAGTGCTTTCACCTCATGTTCGTCACTTACTCATATAGTTATCCCACAAAGTGTAAGTTCTATAGGTAATTCTGTATTCTTATATTGTAATTCACTTAGTAGTGTTACATTATCTAATAATATTACAAAATTAGAAACAGCTACTTTTCAACAATGTATATCTTTGGAATATATTACATTACCGAATACGTTAAAAGAATTAGAATATTATGCGTTTTATGGTAGTGGCTTAAAAGAACTGATTATACCTGAAGGTGTAACTAAAATCGAAGGTGGTGTCATTAGTTCATGTCCTAACTTAGAATCTGTAACATTTCATTCTTCAATAGAAGATTTAACAGAATATGAATTTCTAACTAATTGTAACAAACTTAGAGAGATAAAAATAATAGGTACAAAAGATATGACCAATATTATTACTTTTAATATATATAATATAGGCAATAAATCAGATTTAACATTATACGTTGATTCTTCTCTTGTTGATGCTTATAAAGCAAAAAGAGATAGATTCAATGGTTTATATAAAATTTTACCATTACAACAGTAAAAACACAAAGACGAGCTGTGAAACAAAATCATTAGCCCGTCTTTTTTATGTACTACAAATTATCTTCTCCTCCATGATTAGGGTCGCCCTTAGTCACATAACAATCATCAGATTGAGTTGGCTCACCAGGAGTAAAACCACCTCCAGTTATTGAACCGCCACAAAACATATCACACATTTCCATATATTCATCTATAGTCATCAACGAATCAGGGTCAATAAATTTTTCAAATTTTTCAAGACGTTCATTGAGTTTTCTTAATTCATTGATTTTTGCATCGTAATCAAAACTATCATTAGATTTCATATCTTCGTTCATACAATAAGTTATATTTGAAACATTTTTTTCTATTTTAGTCATAGTATTTAATACTATTTCTTATCATTTTTGGTGGTATTATTATATTAAAATTACCATTTGTTAAAGCAACGTCATAACAGATTTTCCAACAACTCCATTTTTGAACAATATCTACTAAATGAGTAGGTTGATAATATAGAATGTTTGGATTCTTTTCGAGTAATAAATTCACTGCATCATCAATAAGTCGTTTACTATAATCATCCAAATCAATATTAATACTATCGTTCTTTATCTTGCAGGTAGAATTAATAAAAGTATATTTTGAAAGTATATCTGATGCAATAAATTCACATACATCAGATTCTACTGGACCAAATGGTTTTGCTACAAACTTATTGAAAACTTTTGTTAGAAGTTTATTCTCATCTGTAGAATACAAACCAACTGTTAAAAATAATAATCTGATTATTTTCTGAGGAGTAAACGTATCTGTTTTATTATTATTTTTACGTATCAAAGCATCTACAAAATATTCAAAAAATAAAATTTTATTTCTCATATTTTTTACTTATATTCGGAAAGTTTAAATCTTTGTTCAATTTCTTTAAATCTTTCAAGAAAAACTTTTTTATCATCTTCAGTAAGTTTTTCAACTTCTTCTGTGGTTTTGAAATAATTTCCTGCAAGCCAATATAAACTATTTTTAAGTACTAATTCTTCGGTTGTTTCTTTTACTATATTTTCGTCAAAGTCATAATAGAAGAATCGTTCATTTTCATTAGCATCAAATTGATATCTTTTTAGATAAGTATTCCAAGCTAAATTCTGATATTTTCTACATATATTTTGTAAGTAGACATAATGGTCGAATCCGCCTTGTTGCCACTTATATTCATCAGTATTATCTATTTCTACTGTGGTATCGAATTTAAGTCCTTCTGACGGAGAGAAATAAGAATACACCTTAGCTTTGGTAGGAGTAATATATTCGTTAAATAATGCATAAATAGTTTCTTCTCTATTTTGCATTACCATCGTATCTTCTTTCTCAAACTTAGGATATTCAATCCGTTCGAAATAAACAACACCATCTTCAATAACTGGTTTGTAACCTTTTGGAATATCTATTCGGTCACATTCGTCAAAAATAATTGTCATATTAATATTTTTTAATTATCTTGTTAAAATTTATCTCTCACATCAGTTTCTTGAACTAAACCATCTTTAACTGTATAATATGTGTCGGGTTTATACGTTTTACCATCAACAACATACATTAATTCTCGTTCAGTTTCAAATGTATTATTTTCTTTATTGTATCTTACGTCAGAAATGTTAACGATGGTACCAAGAGAAGCTATAACAATATCACCAAAGCCATGTGCATAAACAGTACATTTTTCACCATCACATCTAACTTGATTTCCATTTCCTAAAGTATGGATTTTACAATCATTACCATGGTTTATTATAGTTGGAGAATCAGCATGAACAATAATAGAACAATTGTTGCCATAGTTTTCAATGTATCCACCTCTCTTCATCAACGATATTTTACAATGTTTACCACTATTGATGACATTTGTATTACGACCATGACAATACATATCAACGACATCTCCAGTATTATGGATTGTAGCTAAACTACCCGTTCCTAAAATCGTTGTATAAGAAGCAATATTTGTAATTTTAGTTTCGATTTTATTGTAAAATAATGTCTTACTTTCTGTTTCATTCAAAAATGATTTATAGTTGTAAGGTATTTTCGTTATGTCCATATATTCTTTTATAAATTATGTTACAAAGATAATAAAATTATCCAATGTAACAAAACAAAAACTGTTAAAAAATAAAAAATGGAACACAACAAATGTATTCCACATATATTACTTACCAAGAAATATGGAGACATGTGTCTTCACAAAAACCTTGTACTTCTTTATGGACAGTATATCCACTATAAATTAATTCATCTATAATTTCATCGTTCCACAAGTCCCTGTCATATATATGGCAGTCTCGTCTTCCAAAACATGCGGTTTCTTTTAAAATGCTGTTAATCTTTTCTATTTTCTCTGCATTATTCTTATTATCTTCAGAAATTTTAATTAATTCATCTGGTGTTGAAAATTTTGTCATAATTATATATTTTTTATAATGTAAATAATTTTTCTATTGGTTTCTTTGTAATTGTTTGATTTAAAGAACACAGTACTGGCTTCTCCCATATACAATCAAAGTCATCTGGCATATTGTATTCCGAAACAAATACTTTATAACCATCTTTACTACGTTCTCTACACCATTGATAGAATGCCTCGTAATCGAATGTTTTTGAAGTGCTGTACTGTTTTACTCCTTTGTATGGAATATCGCAGTATACGACACATTTATCAGCTGGAGGGAGAATGAAGTTATCATAACTCTCACAAGAGAAAACTACATCTTTAATAGCTGGTAATTGATTCATTACATTTCTAATTGATTCAGAAATATAATCTCGTGGTTTACCATTACTTCCTTGTACATTGTGACCACTATAGCCACCAGCAAAGAAACGTCCATTAAAACTTGCCATGTGACCTATCCAACCTAATTCTGCTTTAGTGAAAGTTAAATAATCACGTTTATTATATGCATCACGTGCTTTATTATAAAGTTCTCTTTCAATTGTAGTTTCTCCAACCTGTCCATTTTGGAGAGTTTTCCACATTTCAATTAAGAACTCATTATTATCATTGGCTAATCTAATAAAGTCACGAGAAACTTTATCAATTAAATTACATCCACCGCAAAACAGGTCAACAAAATAATATCCTTTATTTAGATTACCTGTCATAAGTGGTATGATTTCGCTTGCTGTTCGATTTTTAGAACCTTGATATTTCATGAACTCTTTAAACTTTTAATCCTATAACTTCAAACCAGTTCCATATTTGGATATATCTATCTGTATCATATCGGAAACTACCAGTAACAAAATAATTAATTGGCATCATGATAATCATTATTAATAATAGAATTATAGCCAACGGCATTGTTAAACGCAAAAGGGCAGAAACTTTCTTCTTATGAACCATGAAAAACCTCACATTAGATTGAGAAAATCTTCTGTATAGTTCATCACGTGATAGGTCTTTAAGTTCTGGGAAAATCTTATCAAAATCTGGTATATAGTTCATACTACCAAACGATGTTACATTTTCTAATTTGTTAAAAATCATATTTTTTATTGTTTAAAATAAAAGTAATCAAAATGAAATTTATACTTGAATAGGTTCAAGTGATAATCTTCTATCATATCACTAAAAAAATAATTATAAAAATATAGTTTTTTATCATTTTGCGTCGATGATATTGTTAAAACGTCGCATATTTTGCCACGTTGCCTAATCTTTTCAATTACATCACATAGAATTTTGTCTGCACTACTAAAATCTATACTTCTACAATCTACGCGTGCAACATTTTCCCCATCCATTTTTAGATTATTCGAAATGTCTGATAAATCATCTGTTAAATCTAATATATGATTTTCAAAATAGTAACTTTCTGTTTCACCGAATAAAGCATATTCTTTACCAGTCAGTTTCATTATTTCATAAGATAATTTCACATCTTCTATCTCGTATTCTAAATCATAAAGTTTTATGTGTAACATACTTCTGTTCTAAATGAATTATTACTATTATCTTCATCTATGTTTAATATAGTTCCGAAATTAATATTACTTTCTTGCTTTGTAACCACACCAATATCATAAGTTGAATTATGATGTTTAACACTTAATCCTGCATCTTGCCTAACCTTAACAAATGCCCTGTGAGACGCTATTCTATTCTCTATGATAGAATTTAAGTCTATTTTAACAAAGGCTCTCAGATTGCTTTTAATTACGTTCTCAAACGTTTTATCTATCTCATATCCGACAGAATTTCTTCCTGTTAACATGGCAGCTTTCATCGTTGTTCCAGTACCAAGAAAAGGGTCAAGAACTTTATCTCCTATTACGGAAAACATATTAATTAAGCGATATGGTATTTCCATAGGAAATGATGCTGTTCTTTCTCTTCCGCAGGATATTTTTATCTTTTGAGAATCACCATGAATATTCCATATATTAGTGAACCATTTATTTCTTTCCTCCCAAAAGAAAGCACTTCTTGAACGCAACTCTTTATCGGAATCAGTTAAAAACTTTCTTCTATCTCCTTTTCTTAAAATTAAAATCCATTCATGTTCCAAAGTTACATAAGCACCACACGGCAACATTCCGCTTCCCATAAATTTATTTGGAGAGTTAGTTTGTTTTAGCCACATTAAATTTGGAAGGGTGATAAAACCTAATTTTGTACAACTATCAATAATTCTTGCAGCATTATTATACAAAGCAAAATTACCATTAATTGTTCGAGTAGCATCACCAATATTTATGCACATATAACATCCATCCTTGAGTACTCGGTAACATTCAGACCATACACAATCTAATTGTTGATGCATTAATTCAAATGCATCAATTGGTCTATCTTGAAGACACTTTTCTATATCAGAATTACCTGAAATAAACAAATCGTCCCACATATCAATCATAGGATATGGAGGCGATGTTACAACAAGTTCGATAGAATTATCTTCTAATTCTTGCATATTACAAGAAGAACCTATATGGAATTTATGTTCTAAAAGCATACAATAATAATTTCTGTTGCAAAGATACAAAAAACTATTGAATTAAACAAAAAAAGAGATAACAAATTTTGCTATCTCTTTTATATCATTCTTTTATGTCTTCATGAAATTTTCGTAATGTTGACAGTAATTCCAACCTGCATTGACATGCTAAATCTTTTGTTCTAAAATAATTTCCTGAATCATACATTTCGTCATCAATCCATGTACCTGATTCAGTCGTACTATCCACTTTTAGATTTGAGTAAAGATGGAAATATTTCTCATTCTTTTTTGCTCTCCAATTTATGTGTTCAATTTTATTTTCGTTGTCATTCCACTTCAAATTTTCTTGTTTCAGTTGTTGAAGGAAAGCATATTTCTCAGCTATTGTAGCATGACGGAAATCACTTGAGCCACATTTTAATCTTCCATATCTTTCTGTAGTTCCATCAGTATGCATCAAAATATGATAATGATAACAACCTTCATTATCTTTTTCACCGTTATAAATAAAGGTAATGTGAGGTCCACTATCATGATGTTTATCCATGACTAAAATATCACCATTTTTTAAAAACGGTTGTTTCTCGAATGTGATATAAGTATCTTTGATAATAGGTTTTAAATCTGACGGAATGTTAATTATATCACCGTCTTGTACTGTTACTTCCATAAATATATTTTTTATAAATTATCTTCAAAATAGTGACAACCGCATCCATTAGAATGTGCTGTCACTTTTTTAACTGACTTACTGAAAAATCTTTTAAACTTGTTTGCAAAGTTACAAAATATTTTCTTCATAATAACTAATCAAAAGCGTTTCTTACTAAATATTCTATAGCATAACTATCACATTTCCAGTTTTTTATAAATCCATTTTCATCTATAGACATGATAATGTAAACACCATACGCTTCATCTTCTGGATAAAGAACATAAGGAACATAACTTTCTACTGAAACAATTACATCATTATCTTTATCAAGTAATGTGTATTCGCCTTCATCACACACCTTGTAATGTACAAAAGCAGATACACCTTGTTTCCAATTGATAATTTGTCCAGTATTGATATCAATAATTGGTTGCCATCTATAATGGTCAGAATAAATATTACTTGTCGGTTTATCTTTAACTTTTACAGCACAAGGCATTTTTGGAACGCCTACACCTTCAGTTTCATAGAAATCAATGTCTTCTTCACCATTGACATCACTATCATTCCAATAACGTACACCAGCATCTACTTTTAAATAATGTACATCATATTTATTCTTTATAGTTAATTCTACTTCCATATTATTTATTTTTATTTAAAAAACTTAGCAAACTCTTCTCCACCGTACTCACCAGTAGTTAATTTTATAATTTCTCTAATGGTGTACTTTTTCTTATAAGGAGTCGGCAATCTATTTTCAATGAAATCTCTTGTACCAGTTGAACAAGCACCAGTAATAGACCTATATGCAACGATAGCTTCCTCAAAAGACAACATATCATCCAGTGACAAATTCTTATAATATGATGTATCTCTATCATTTATCTTATATATAAGGTCTAATTTAGCTTCTGCAAGTGTCTTACCATGCGCCCAATTGTTTTCTCCATCGGTAACAAGGTAAAATGGTCTATCTTCTTCTCCAATCTTGTGTACATTGTATATATTACCATGGTGAGAATCAATAACAGAGAAAATACCATCAGCTTTTATGTACCTCACACCATCTTTCTCCCAGAAGAGAACCATGTTTTTAATATCATGTATTTTCTTTTCCTGTTCTGGAGAAAGTTCTCTATTAACTTGTGAAACATCTACAATTTCTGGATTATCTATTAAAACACAATCTACAACTGTTAAGTTATCTGGTAGTTCTGTTATATCTGAACGATTTAGTTCAAGATAATCACCGACAGTTAAGTTGTTAGGTAATTTTTTAATACGACTATTAACCAAGATAAGGCTATCAGTAACAGTTAATTTATCAGGTAGATGCAAATTATTTGTATGACATAGGTCTATGTCACCATTAACTTTCAAATTATCAGGAAGCGTCGCAATAGGAGTCTCACGAAGCGTAAGAGAACCATTAACAACTAAGTTATCGGGAAGTTCTGTAATATTAGTACAACTTAGGTCCATACCTTCCCCAACTATAATGTTATTAGGTAACTTGGATATATTTGTGTGATATGCATTGAGATAACTACCAACGACCAAATTATCAGGAAGTTTTGTGATATCTGTATAACTTATATTAAGATATCCTCCGACTGTTAAGTTTTCTGGTAATTCTTTAATAGCACTATAACTTAAGCCAAGGTCTCCAGAAACGCTCAAGTTTTCTGGTAAACTGTTAATATCCGTATGTTCCAAGTGAATACTTCTACCAACGGTTAATTTATCAGGTAGTTTTGTGATATTACTGTAATTCAAACATAGAGAACCATTAACTATTAAGTTATTAGGTAACTCTGTTATTAATGTATTAGTCAAAAACAAGTCTCCGCCAACGTTTAAATTTTCTGGCAATTTTGTGACATAAGTACAGCATAATGACAAAAAACCATGGACTGTCAAATTATTGGGTAATTCTATAATAGATGAACGAGTTAAGTCAAGAAAACCATTAACAGTTAAATTGTCTGGTAACTGACTAATAATCTTATTACCAACCAAATCAAGATTTCCGTTATAATAAAACTTTCCGTCCTTAACTGAAAGTTCACACCAAGTTTCTTTATAGAATTTCTCTATTATTTCTTTCTCACTTTTAGTCATACGTTTTGTCTTTAAAAAATTCGCATTTGTTATAAGGACATTCTTTGAATTGCTCATTCAAATATTTCCAACAATTAACGGTATCTATTCCATCATTACAATGATAGATAGGGTGTGTACAATACGTAGGAATTTTATTCTCCGATTTCATTGTGATATTTTTCAAGCGTTTCTTCCACTCGCTTTGCTGCTTCTTGCGCTTGCTTTTCAGTGCGGAACTGATTAAAAAACGAGTATCTGTAATTATCTGTATACAATTCTTCTTTTTTACTTTCTGCTTTGCAGATTAAGCCAGTGGTTGCTACAAAGTAGTAATATTCACCAATATCGGCTCTCCATCTTATATTCTCTACTTGTTTCTTTTCTACGTTCCATCTTAAATTGCGTTTTTTCATCTTATCAAAGAGTAGTTGTTTTTCTTCTTCGGTAGCGTAGGATAATTCATCATTGCCCCATCTATTAGTAGATTTTTCACATAAAGAAAGCTGTCCACAGCAGTCTAATCCGATATAGTAAGAATGAAAACCTTCATCATCGGTGCTTTTGTAAATAAAAGCATTTCGTCTAACATTCTTTTCTACACTAACAAGTATATCTCCGTCTTTGAAACTCTGTTCTTTCTGAAAAACTACACATCCGTCCTTAATAGATGCTTTACAACCTTCTGGGATTGTAATTGTATCACCACTTTTATATTTAACTTCCATAGTTTGTCTGTTTTAACCAATTAATTTAATATGTTTAATACATTTCTCTTTCAGCTCAGCCAATATCATCTTCACTAAGTCGTAATACTTTCGATTCTGAAAAACAATATTAAGAGCGTCTTCTGCATCGTTATGATATTCTTGAACATAATTTGTGATTGCTTCCTCAAAAGCGTAGTTATCGACTCCTTCGTAGTAGTCGCTGAAATCAATAATTGATGTCAGCTCACAGCACTCTTCATGCCCTTTGAAAGACCATACTTCATCGCTATCGTCTCGGATAAACTGCCTTCGGTACTTTTGCCCTTTGCGGATTTTGCGGTTACATAAGTCGCAAACATAGTCCTTACGTGCGATAGGCTTAGATTCATCTATTAACTCCATACACTAATTAATTAATTCTAACTTAACACTGCATTCACAATTTAAATCAGGTAACTTAGCCATAATGATAACACGTACACCCTTGTTTATAATAAACTCACTTGCATCATAAGGGGCATTATGAACCATCTTAACAGTATCTACTTTAAAGTACTCCATTACAGCCTTTAGAAATTTAAGACGATTAGCAAAGATATGGGCATTTCCGACTTCTATAACAGTATCTTCTACTATAATCTTCTTGCCTGTTTTCTTTGTTTTGCAAGGTTCAATTGCTCCAGTGCCATAGCATATAGGACAATCCATCAAACGTTCATGAGTTTCCAAGTGACTATCTTTGTATTCCCAATATACTTCACCTTTTCCATCACACTCTTCACATTCCACAGCACCCTCTACTACAATTTCTTCATCAATCATAGGGCATAAATCGAATGCTTTATTTAATGCTTCTAATGTTATTGTTTTTTCACAAGGGAACTCTAACTCAGGAAGAGGGTATTTATCTTTAGGATAATCATTAGTAAGAATCTCTGGATTAATCCCAATAAAGACACGACCATCAGTACTCCACACCTCATTGTATTCTGTGTTAAGAAATGGTGCATGCATCAAAGGAATACTATAAAACTCATCGCAGAACATATTTAATAATTCTGATTCATTCTTTATTTCCATAATCTATATTATTCAAAAGTTTCTAACCAATTTGCAAAATCTGTTCTAAAAATATAACGTGAGTAGTTTTCATTATATTTTTCTATAGATTTCAACCAGCATCCTTTATAGGTACTTCTATATTTTTTATTTTCAGGAATCCATGTTATAGTATTATATTTTCTACTTAATAATTTTTCTTTGTATGATGTTAATGCTATGAAAGATATTTCTCTTAATCCATCATAATCTTTGACACGTCGTTCATGATGCTTTAATGAATTTGTATGTAATTTAATATCATACTCTTCAATTCCTATATCAAACAGAGGTGTTTTAACATCACACTCTTTAATTTTTATATCAAAAAATGGTAAAGATGTATATTTTTGATAAGGTTTTTCTTTTTTTTGAATTAAAGAGTAACCACATATATCTTTGTCCCAATATTCTTTTTCACCAAATTCATCAACATGTATAACAGAATATTCTGGATAACCATGTTCTTTGAGATAATCTTTCAAATGATTATAAGCAGATATTTTAGAATCAATCCAATATTTGTCATAAGTGTTAGGATAATCTTTATTAACAAACCAATGTCCATCATCTTCATGAATGTCAGTAATTAAATCTTTGTGAAGAACATAAGCGCCACATCCCCAGAAGGAAATGATTGTTTCCTTATTATACACATCAATCTTAGGAATTTCTTCTTTTCTTTGTTGATTATAATTTTCATTTAAATAATCAACAACTTTATTTATATCAAACATAATCTATTTTGTATTAAAATTTGTTCCTATTTCAAGTGCAGCTTTTAAACATTCATTCAACTTTTTCAAAAAACACTCTTCTGTTATTTTTGTGTAAGTTGATAAAAGAAAGTTAATTGTACTTCTACATCCCGAATCAATATATAAGTCTCCATGATGTTTATCATTATCCAAATTCATATATGTAACATATTGTTCTTCTACATCCAATATTCGTATAAATGAAGAAGCATGTTCAAAACAATCCCCAACTTTTAAATTCTTTTCTAAAAAGGTCATAATTTTTTCAATCTCATTTTGTATTTCATTCTCCTTTCTACGAGTAACTTCAAGTTGATTCTTTAAACTATTTAGTTTCTGTTCAGTATCATTCATAATTTTATATATTTAAATCTATGCTACAAAGGTATATAAAATATTTTATATATTCAAATTTTATATAATAAAAAAAGTTAAACCATAAGATTTTAATCAAATGATTTAACTATAGTATTTTTAATTTTATTTTAAAACGAGATTATATTTCTCAACGAATTTCTGAACGATATCATTTATCTCTTTATTTATCGCTTCATAGTGTTCTCGAACTTCTTTAATAAGAAGATAATGAGCAAAATGTTCTGTACTAATATGTACTCTAATCATTTCAATGTCAAGACAATCTTTTGCAAATTTTTTATAGTCAAAATTTGCTTCATCTTTTTTATTTTGCAAGAAATGAATAAGACCTGTCGAATAAGTCATAACATTTACCTCATTATAGTCATATCCCTTATCTTTAGAATTTGTTACAACTTCAATACTAAACATTGGATACAGCCAATCCTGTGACGCATCTTTTGATGAAATTTCAAATACCATAATTTTTTATATTATTAATTAAACCATTAAAATCTTCACAATCACTCAAACAAGTATCACATTCAATATTATTGAAATGTGTATTCTTAAACTCTTCAAGAAGATTAATTACATACTCTTTACTAATTGTATCTTTCAACTCTTCTTTGGTCAATATCGTCATATTAACGTCCACATCACCCATTGTTTCAAGGGCTGCCTGCATTTCTTCAACACATTTATTTAACTTCATACCGTATATCAATTATTTTGCATCTTCTACAAATTTAACAACATCTTCAACATAATTCTCTGTCATTTCAACAATGTTAACATGACTACATTTTGAAAGTTTATAAATCAAAATTGGATTATGAATGACAGCAATTATTTGTGTATTTTCTTTCTTATGTGTTAGAATGTCGTATATTTCTTTAACTCTATTTATATCAAGATTCCTATCAGGTTCATCCATCAATACTGTAAACTCAAAATCTGCTGGGTTATCGTATTGGAATGAATTTTCTTTATAATATTTAAGTAACTGTTTTGCTTTATCTTGATGAGGTAAAAAGTCACTATTAGCTATCTTTTTTAATTCTTTAAACGGAAACTCCAAATTTGTTTTAGAATCAAACATTGTTTTGAAAAGAGTATCTAAACCATTAGAAATACCCTCTCCTGTAGAACAATGAAGATTGTTAAAATATGTCTGAAATTTAACACGGTCTTGAAGGAAATTCTCTCTTCTTTCAAGTACATTGTGTTCCAACATATTGAAAACAACTCCCTGATAGTCACTTATTATCTTAATTCCATCGCACAACTTATCGGGATTTGGGTATTTAGTCAACAAATCATTAAATTCTAAGTTCCCAGATGGACAAGTAGATGTTATGCTATTCAAACATAAAGTGTACCTTCGAATCAGGTTTAACAATGTTGTTTTTCCACAACCATTTAATCCAACGATTATATTTACACCAGATTTGAAAGAAACTGACTTATTCTTATTAAAGAAATCAATATCACCCAAATAACTAATAGGTGCATTATTAATATCAGTAAAATCAATACGCTTAATCATAATCTTATATTATTTGTTTCATTGATGATGCAAAAGTAATAAAAATAAATGGTATTACAAAATTATTAATGTTAATAAAAACAAAAAAGCAGACAAATAATGTCTGCTTTAATATATTATGCCCCAAAAACATCATCATCGTACCACTGTGATTCTTTATTTCTCAATAAATCATTAAAACTATCATTGGTAATAGGTCTGCCCATAAAATCTACTCTTGGACGATTTTGTTGGTCTATAGGACCATCTGAAACATTACCATTTTTATAACCAGTGGTATAACCTCTATTTAAACGTTCAGGATGTGCTTTGTTGTAATCGTGGTAATAATTTTTACGATGTCTATCAGGTCTTTTACCACGTTTAGTACGTTTTTCTTCATATTCCTCATAATACCCAGGACGATGCCTATCAGTAGTTTTACCTTCTTTTTTACGCCTTTCGTTATATTCTTTATAGTAACCAGGACGATGACGGTCTGATTCTTGGATAGTCTTGTGTATTTCTTCCTTTATTATTTTTGTAAAATTTACCATAAGTTTTTATTTATAAATATAGCAATTTTGTATAAAAATTAATAGTTACGAATATGATAGGTATTACTCATCATTCTTATCCATAATTTTATTTATTATGCTTGTTCCACTTGTCTTCTATCTTTTTTCGCACTTCTTCTGTTCCGTAGAAATATTCCATATCTTCATCGAGTCCTGCCATTAGCCATTTCCTACGACGTTGTGATTTAGTCAAGCCCATACACTAATCTACTAATTCGAATGTATATGCTGCAACTAAAGGATTTTTATCCCAATCTCCTTTCTTTCCAACCTTATCAATTAAGAAAGCAAATGCATCACGTGGCATCAGAAATGGTTTAGAATAATCATTTGGGAGAAAATAGTCGAAACAAAATTCTTCAATACCTTCTCTTAATGCATCTTCCTCAGAAATTTCCTGCAATCTTTCCACCTTTACATCTGTAATTCTGATATGATGTGGGAGTAAAGCAGCTTTTACGAACATTTTATTATTCCAGCCAGCCGTATTCTCATATTCTTTTCTGAAATTTTCAGCAGCATCTTCTCTTGGGGTATGATAGTTATGTTTTGCAAAATCCTCAATCATTTCTGCATATATAGATTTGTAACTTTGGGCAATAGCAACAACTTCACCAACCTTATAAGAAAGGTGCTTTGCCGTTTCCTCCCAATTACCAAGAGGTACATTATCTTTCAGTAATCGTCTTGTCATTGTCTTATTTCCATAAAGAACTTCTTGCGTAAGCAAAAATTTATCATTGAAAAGTATTTTCTTCATGTTTTATTTTTTAAAATTAGTCGGGATTATCTGTAACATTTCCTACAATTTCAATACCAACAATCGAATCATCAATTTTATATCCATTGGTATCGAAATAAGAATCGTTCTCTATATTTTGTTTTATTTCATTAATTTCATCTTCAGTTAAACCACAATCTGATATTGGTATTGGGTAACAAGTTTCATTATCTAAACAAAAACCATCAAAAATATATTCTACAGGCAGTTCTAACATTACAATCTTACCTGAATAACCCTGTAAAGCAAGGTCGCAATCTGGATTAATGCAGTAACTATCTATCTTATAACATCTTAAGATATCTCCTTCAAAAATTCTTTCATCATTTTTATCTGTCAATCCAATATACTGACCGATAGATGATATATCAGTAATTGGATAACAATGTCCGTCCTCAGTTATAATGAAATCATTGTAGTTGGGATTAAAGAATGAATTTGTTGGTTTTTTATCAAAATGTACATAATGTCCAAAACGCCAAACACCAGCACATTTCGCCCTAAATAAGTTTTCTCTTTTCATGTCTTCCACATTTATTATTATTCTTTCAGTTTTCTGATTAACGCATCGGCAAGTGTCACAGAATATATTGCAACATCTTCGGCACTTGGATTAGGGTTTACCCCTTCCACAACAGGTGCTGTCAAAATACTATTCATTGCGTTTTTTGCTAAATCGTACCTGCGTTGTTCCCAATCAATTGTATCTTCAATAAATTCAAGTTCACTCTTATGATAACTTTCTTGTTTATCCTTGCACCACCAATAAGTTTCGTCAACGGCAGGGTGAGGGTGGGTACTAAACTTTACATCTACTATCTCGCCTGTATCTTTTACTTTTGCTTTCATTTTTCACTTCCTTTTCTCAAATTATGTAATCGTTTGCCATCCATAGGACAAAATTCTCCAACAGGAGCAGCACCTTCTTTCAATCCAAAGTCACAAGACTGATTATCAATACGTTCATTACCTGGCATGGGAGTGTATTATTTGTTTGTTTTTAAATCTTTCAAAATCTTTTTAGTAGCTTCATAATTATTTAAATTCCGCCATTCTTCTTCATTATAATGATGATTATTAATATAGTCTACAATAGAACTATCATACATATCTCCAGAGATTCCTTCATATTTATCTACCCAATCACATATAGTTACTAATTCACAGCATTCAATATGTGCCAACCAATTCCAAATAAGATTATTATCTGTATTCGTTTGTTTAATATATTTTTGACCAATATCAATTTTACAATTACAAAAACCACATATATGTTCTTTACGTGCGGTTACTATTTTAGATGTAATAGTTTCCATAAGTTATTTTTATTTAATTAATTCTGGGTTTTCAAATACATTACCGATAATACTACGTGTTTCGTTTTCACGTATACCAATCAGATTGTGGTCAAATTTCTTGCCTGAAATAATGAAAATGTCTTTTGAATATACTATTACACCTGTTTCGTATTCAATTTCTCCACTTGGAAAATTAAATAGCTTCACCTTAATAATATCACCTTCGAACATTTTCTTGATATTACCATCTTTAACACCAGTATATTGCCCAATGCTATTTCTATCAACTCTGGTAAATGACATAATATCATCTTCTAATTTCCTAATAGCATAACCATTAGAAAGATGAATCAAATCTCCATAAACCCACTCATTTTTGACATTATCAAAACCACGAAACAGAATTTCTCTTTCCATATAGTAATTTATTATGTTATTTGAATATATTGTAAGCTATCATTCCGCCAGCAACTCCCCATCCGCTAAGTGCTATTCCATATAGAACGTATTTAACAATACGGAATAATTTTATTTCTTTGTTTGCTTCTTTTAGGAATGCATCAGTCGGACCATATTTCTTCTCATATTGTTCACGTACAATCTTTTCTGCTAAAGCATTAATACGTTTCCTATCTTTCTGTGAAATTATAGGTTTAAATTCTTCTTCTTTATATCGTCCATTTTCAGTACAAAAAGAATAAACATCATAGCTTCGATAACAATCGTCAAAGTCTTTTAATTGCTGTGTAATGTCAATTCTGAAAATACCACGTTCCTGGTAGTATTTTTCAGCCAATTCTTTGATTTGAGAATCATTTAAAGATGCTTTCTCATTGAGTTTATTATACTCATTTTCATTTAATTGGACAATTCTATTTTCCATATCATTTATATATTTAAATTATAGTGCAAAGATAATAATTTATGTTGAATATTGAGTATTTTTATAGTTAAAAATATATAATTTATAGTTTGATGTAATTACCTTACGGTCAATGGATACTAACAATGGTATGTACTTCTACGTCAAAGACAAAAAGTTATGATTACCTCTCGGTAAATGATTACTAAAAGTGAAATTTCTTGCAGAAGTAATGCAGAAGGAGTTGTGATTACCTTACGGTAAAGTATTACTAACAGTTAAAAGTATTACACACCGATGGGAACTACTGTTGTTATTACCTTGCGGTATAATTTTAATAACTACTTTTTCTCACCTCAATTATTGTAATTACCTTGCGGTATAATGTTACTAACAGTTCACTTGTGCGCAGGGTGTTTCGTTCCTCCGTTGTGATTACCTTTCGGTAAAGTATTACTAACAGTAGACTATCTACAAGTAATTGATATACAAATGTTTACATAGTAACTGAAATTCAAAAAATTACCTTTATAAAACAATCTCATATGTCTTCTATTCAATTTTATTTTTAAAATATAGTCTATTTAATATAAATCTTCGGAAAATAACCACTTAACTTGTTCTCTTATCTGACCTGCATTGTATGCAATTAAAGCAGCTTCTTCTCTTGTAACAAATCGTCCATGAGATGTGATAAATCCTTGTATAGTTTTATATTCTTTTCCATCATTTCTATGTTTATTATTGGTAGGAAAAGCACCAATAATATTATTATGTCTAAAACCTCCAATGACAAATCCACTATCCACACCATATATTTCTTGATGTGGATAGTAATTGTTATCATTGTACCAAATGGCAGAGCAAATAATTTGTTCCATTACAATAGATTATATACTTTACATAAAACTTCTGCTTCTTCTTTATATTGTTTTAGCGCATCTTCAGGTATATCTATTGGGCTTTTACCATTTCTCACCGCCCATGAAGTTACAAAGTGTAAAGTTGCAATGAAAATTTGTTGTTCTTGTGTCATTTCTTATATAATTTTTAATTTTTAGCACGTAAAATAAACGCAAAAGAATCTATCCATTCGAAGACCAGTATCTAATGGAAGAAGCAAATATCCATAATAGCTATCTTCCCATTTAGTTCTTTGGTATATTCCCATACCATCTTGGTAGTCGAAAAGTACATTCTCAAGTTTATCATTTTCTTCCAAGTCTTTTGGGGATATTCTGAAATGTAATTTATTATCCTTGATTACATGATTTACATTCACATATCCAAGAGAATAGAGACTATCAATATTGTCAGAACAAATCATTTCACATAAAGCCATGATGTCGAATGTTATATGATTTTCTGAAAGGAATCGGATAACTTCCTTATATACACCAAGCATATCTTTTTCTTTAGATGTATAAACAAAGTTGTTCTCTTTATCTTCATCTAAAACGATGCACAAATCATCGTCATCATTATATTTCTCTAAAAACTTTATGATATCTTTCTTTGTCATAACTTTTAAAGTTTCGTTTAATTCGTTAATTCTATAATTTCTTCAATAGTGTATTCGTCTTTAATTGGTAATGATGCATCAGCGTTGAATTTAATATAATGTTTAAACATATTAAATATTTGGTTGGCAGTATCATATACAACTTTCATATTAGCGTCAAAATACATAGTTTTATAGTAGGTATTTTGGAAACTATGGTTTATTAACTTTATTTTAGCATCTACTAAGTTTTTACCACAAATGAATACATCTTCATCAATTTGAATAATACAGAAGTTTCTTTTATTATTTACGATACTTTTGCAAAAGTATACATTTTCATTCTTCTTGATAATTTCTAAGATTCTACCATTAACATATATGTATTCTTTATCATACATTGTCCAAATACGAGTTTTTTTCAACGCTATCAAAATAGGCAAACCCATACAAATGTTAGCTCTATACCCATCGTAAATAGGATGCTCGTAGAAGCCATTATCAGGGATAGCAATGTTCTGACATGGATGTTTCTTAAAATCTAATTCATCTAACGTCTCATACTTACCACCTATCTCAAGTGTAACAATATATTCTTCTGGGAATGTAACTACATTATCTGGAAGAAGAAGTCTTTCACAGATAAGTCCATTTTGTATTCGATTAATTGAACTATGCATGATATAAACATCATGACCAACTCTTAGATTTAATGGAAGTTCTTTAATAGGGCTATCTCTTATTATCAAATCAAGTCTAACAATTAAATTATCAGGTAATGAAGTGATATTAGAACTTATTATAAACAAACTTCCTTTTACAACTAATGGTAAAGTAAATGTATTAAATTGAACATTGCGTACTTTAATATTTCCATTAAGTTTAACAGATGAAGGTATACTAATAAATTGACTATTTTTCAAAGAAAAATCTTTATCAATTTGAGTATCTTCATCGAAAGTAATATTATTACAATTATCCATGAACAAATTACCTACCACATGAAGATTAGCTGGTAATACTATGTTACTACAGTTAATGATACGCAAATCTTTGATAAATAAATTATCTGGCAATAGTATACCATCTTCATTCTCTATAGTTACTTTACCTGTTCCGTCATGTTGTTTCAATAGCTTATCGTAATCGCTACTAACTTGAACATTATCTTTTTCTTTCATCATAACATTATTATTATTATTTAATTCTCTGCAAATGTACAATAAAAATATTAATTAATAGAAAAATAGATGTTAAAAAATAAAAAAAGAGAGAATTTTTTTATAATTCTCTCTCTTAAACCTATACACATTTCATTATAAATTCTAATGCATCAACCATTAATCCACGTTTATATTCTTCTGTTTCTTTGAAGTTACCTGTAAGACGAATAGTTCTATCATTAGCAAGCCATTCAAAATTAACATATCGGTGTTCATTAGCAAGACGTTGTGAAACCATTAAGAATAATATCTCCCAATCAGCCTTGTTTATATTGTCCAATCTAACAGAATGATTGTCTGATGTAAACAACTGTTGAATAATCTTATTAAGAGTTGAGTCAAGTGTTACATCAAAATTGAAACGTAGAATCTTAAGTGTTTGACTTGAAGGGAGCCATGTAATATTCTCTTCTGGAATATTATATTCTCGCTTTAGTCTATTAGCTAATCTACGACTAACTTCATGAAGTCTATCATGTCCCGTTTTAAACATTACATAATGTTGAGTAAAAGTCGGTTTTTCTGTAATTTCATCAACTTCTTTTGTCGTCACACCACTATTACGCTGATAAATTTTAAGTAATTCTTTCTCAAGATATTCAGCAACTTCTTCATGTCCTAACTTCTTAAGAGTGTTACAATAACATTTAATAACTGATGGTAAGTATTGATAATCACAGTTATTAAGTAATTCTTTAAAGAAATCTACATTTAATTTAGATTTGCAACATTCTTTCGTTGTTTCGTTTTCCTGAGAATCATTAGATTCATCAGTAAACATTATAACATTGATTTTATCCATATATTTTTGTTTTATAAAATTATATCACCACACATATTGCCTGCAATCTTATCAAAGGCACTTCTATGTAACATTATACCAATAGGCTGTTCTTTTAGATGCTTAGAATAATAGAATTTAACTTCTGAACTCTTTCTATTATCTCCACGTATATTTACCCATTGGTTAGTTTTTAACCCGTCACGTCGTCTTATAATAGCTGTTTGACGGTTTATTGTTTCTTTATCCCAACCTATTGCATTCAAGTAGTTAAGTAAATTACTCTTCTTAACAAAAGCATAATGTATTTGTTTTATATTACTACTTGTGATTTTAGTATAATCATATTTAAACTCGTTGGGTAGTTTTGGAATGTCGGCTTTATCAATCCATAGAAATACAAAGTGAGTTGTTTTTTTAGATTCATCTAACAGCCAACCTAATCCATTAGGGTTATTGAGAGAACTCACTTCTAAAGCAAAACTATCAAGGTGTATGTTAGCAAAATGTATAGCTGCTTTTTCGTCCACATACCATTTCTTATCACCCACATCTACTATGAAATCATACCCTTGTAGTTGTTCTTGCTTGTCATCTGTACGTGTTATATTTAAATTAAGTTTGGGATATAAATATTTGTCAGTAAAGTGTGATACTTCACGTTCAATATTCATATCATCTTTTCTTTTACTTTGCATTTATCGGCTGATATTTAGTGCAATTAGTTGCTAATTTAACTCCATCATACATTGTATTATTAGAATAAGCTATAGCACAGCTGTTTTGATAAAGGCATGTTCTACATTTATCTATCATTATCTTTAAGAGTTTTTATCTTTTCACAAAACGTTGGATTAACATATCTATGGAGTAATTTATCTATTTTATCTTTTGGCATATTACAAATTGTTGGAATATTATTCATGCTGATATTTATCATAATCTATCTTTTTTAAATTAAATAGCATCATAAGTTTTTCTGCTTCTATTTGTGCTTCTCTGTAATGTTCAAAATATACTTTTTCTGTATCATAATCATGAATGCCATATTGAATTGTGATATATGGTTTTCTAATGGCACATTTATTATCTTTATCAATCCAGCAATGATAGGTTCTAACTAATTCTTCTTCAGTATAATCATCTATTCCGTCTGAAAAACGCCATTCAGATGAAACTTTTCCGAAAAAATTAATACCAAATAATTTAAAGCCAGTAACTTTACCTGGATATGATTTACATCTGATATAAGTTATTTCTTCTTCTTCAAATACTTGCAAATTTAATATATCTTTGATATACCGCATTATTCTATATTTTTAATTTGATTATCAACAAATATTTGACCACGTGTTAAATGTAGTGGTTCTCGTTTATCTTTACATTCCACCCATTTCTCGCAACCAGTCATACTACCAACCATTCTACCACGTTCACAATCAGTAATTAGTGGGTTTTTATCCCATTGTAGTAATGTTGCATGAGTGCAATCCCTACAGAGTCCGATAACTATAGGTACTTTCTTTTTCTTTGCTAACGGAGATTTTTTTCTAATCATTTGGGTCTATTAAATGTTCTTCTAATTCTTTTAATGATGTAACACCAAATGCATCCATATCATAGAAAACATCCTCATCACAATGTCTTTCTTCAAATTCTATTTCAAGCCCTTTATCTTTCCAATATTCTTTAACATATTTAAGATTACTTGTTGGCGAATGTCCGAGACGAATTGCCGAAGAAAAATATCGTGCATCCATATCTCGTTTATAGAAATTAGATATTTCATCTAACATTTCTAATACTTTTTTCGTATTTTCATTTCCAATCCGCTCTCTCAAAGGAGGTGTAGTAACATATTCACTAACCATCTCTCCGTAACTATCTTTCTTATATTTTTCCTTCCTACTTCCTGTCTTAAAATCATCTTTGATAAGTTCTATGTTATTTTTCCACTCAGGAATAAGATGATAAGCTTCGATATATTTATTGAAAATATAATTAAACTGTTCATTTGAAAGATAATAACGTTTAAATGTTGGAAATTCTTTCTCTTCTTCTGGGTGTTCTTTAACATACTCTTTTAATTTGTCATAATCAGCTGAAGGTTGACTACATCTGTACATTTCTTTTAAGCAAGAGTCAATAGCTTCATTTAGTATTTGACTTTTAAAATCTATCATACTTATATTTTGTTTAAATTTATATTCTATATAGGGGTCGATTTCGACCCAGTTGAATTACCTTGCGGTATAGTATTACAAACAGTTTGATGTCGCATCACAATAATCCATATCGTTGTGATTACCTTGCGGTTTAACGTTTCTAACAGTGCGAAAAAATTAAAGACAAAGACAGCAGAGTTGTGATTACCTTGCGGTATAATTTTACTAACAGTTGCCTGCTGGACTTCACCAAAGGTTATCGTGTTGTGATTACCTTGCGGTATAATATTACTAACAATTTATTCAGTTAATGGAAGCGCAAACTTTTTGTTGTGATTACCTTTCGGTTTAATATTACTAACAATTGATTCAAGTGATGTTGTAATTAATTATGAGTTGTGATTACCTTTCGGTTTAATATTACTAACAATATACCACCTTTCTCAAGGTCGGTTAATTCAGTTGTGATTACCTTTCGGTTTAATATTACTAACAATAATTAATAAGTGAAGCATTGGCAAGGTATGTGTTGTGATTACCTTTCGGTTTAATATTACTAACAATACGAAAACCGAATATATTGCGCAAAGGTGAGTTGTGATTACCTTTCGGTTTAATATTACTAACAATAAAGAAATTTATAACGGTATCCAAGGATGAGTTGTGATTACCTTTCGGTTTAATATTACTAACAATAGACTCTGTATAAGTGGCTGATATATAAGTGTTTATATATGATTTTAAATTTAAAAAATAGCTATAAATCATCACTTTTACAGAATTTCTATTCATTTTTTTTATTCTATTACTTTGCTAATCTACTACACAATTTCGCCACAGCACTTCCATCAACGCTAATAAACTTCTCCTTAACAGCATTTATTGTGTATTTTATTTCTTTCTTTGTCCAGCCATAAGGAAAATTTTCATTTAAATATTCTATTATTTCTTCTTCCGTGGGTGGAGATGGAAGGAAATTATCGAGTACACTGATTTGACTTTTGACATCATCTATTAACTGCGTTCTATTCAACTTTTCAGCATAAGTTAATTCATCGTTAAGCTTCTTAATCATTTTTTGAAGAATATCAACTTCGACTTTTTCAGTCACAGTTCTCATCTCTTTCTTCTTGTTAATGATATATTCTTTAAGTTCTTCAGATGTTACACCTTCTGGAAGCGGAATATCAGAATCTTTAACCTCTCTTGTTTGATATTTGATTAATTCGCTTTTGAATAATTTAAGAATATTACTTTCATTATGATTGCCTGCTTTTAAAGCAATTTTAATTTTATCATCTAATTTATCTTTAATCATTGTCATCATTTTCTAATCTGTTATTAAGACTCGTCTTTCTTTCACTAACTTTACTGCCCGTTACATATGATGTCTTACCATTGGCATTAGTAAAGTAAATATATTCTCCTAAATCGAAGAAGCGATATACTTTTACTCCATCAACTTCAAATAGAAGTTGTACATCAAATTCATGTTTTGCTCCATTAGTTTGTACTGGTGTTCCTGCCTTTTCACAAGCAGTTAACAACAATGAAGATACTAATACTAATATAATCTTTTTCATAACTCTATTTTTTTATCGTGTATAATAATTACTTTTACTATCCTTTAGTTGAGAGTAGGATTGTATTTCCAAACTATCAATGATGTGATTATATTGGATTAAGTATACGTACTTACCTTTCTGACCCCAATCACCGTTACTACTTCTAAACGGACGCTTTGACTTATCCACCTTATTATACTTTCCATTGGATTCAAACTTTATATAGCTTTCGCCACCATGCTGAAACCATGTTCCAACAATTACTTCTGGATGGTTATACTCTTGTGCAATATCATCCTTACTGCAAGATGTAAATGTAAGCACAAATGCAAATAAAAAAACTGTGACTTTAATAAATGTCTTCATAACTTTGATAAATTTTTAATAAAAAACTAACTAATTAACTAACTAACTAACACCCTTCAACTCTTATCTTTCGCCAAACAGAACCGTTTGAGAAATATATATGTGGGTATTCTAAAGAATATATGTATAATTTATCTTTGATTTCTCCTGCAAAATATAAGTACCTATCTCTGTAATACCACCTACCTGTAAATGTTGTACTTAGAATACTTGAATGATATCTAACATTATACGTTCCATTACGATATAGGTATATCTCTTTGTATGGCGATGTATAATCTTGATTAACCCACTTTCCTATCATTATTTCAGGTGTTGGAATATCGTGGTAATAATAATCTGAAGTGCATGATGTTAATGATAATAGGAATGTTAACCCGATGAATAATAATTTAATTTTTCTCATTAAAAACAGCTCAAGGAAACCCACAAAACTTTAGTTCGTGGGGGGAATTGAGCAACTATTCCTTCTTTCGTTTTGTTTATTTTTTAATTTTACTGTAAGTCGGATTTATCCGTTAAATGCTCATCGTCAATGTTATGGAGAGGTTTTATATATTAGCAACACTATTCCTACCTCACAGAATTGTTTACAACTAACCTTAGAGCAAGGGGCTTGAACAAACACCCACTTGGTAACTATATATTCTCTCCTAACGTAGCACTCGAAGTGCTTAGACTAATCAACTTGGGCTTTTTCAAGCCCACAAACCTTTAACCTGTGGGTAGTTGACAAGATTAATAGTAATATTCTTTAAAACTACTTGTACTAACTGTTTCTGATTCATTTTTAGTTTGATTAAAAATGGTTGATTCAAAAACGTATTCTTCTTTTTCCATTTCTTTATTGATTTAATATTAATTTTATGTTACAAAGATACAATAAAAAAACGGAACTACCAAATAATAGCTCCGTTTTTAACATTATTTAATTTAATGGTTTGTGGACTACCTATTAGTTAAATGTTCATAGGCTTCAGGCTTCACAGAGGAATGGCTTTCCAAATGGTCAGCTCTTACTTCCTCTCCACCCGTGTAATCGACAGTCCCTGCCGATGTGTTTACATCTAACAAGCTAAATACTTGTGGTTTTTACGGGAATTTATATAAGTTTCCATTTACATGGTGAATCATATTGTTACTTCTGGTTAAACTCAGACAATTTCTTTCGCAACTCGTTCAATTCTGTTTCTTTCTTCTTAAGTTCTTCAACTTCCTTGAGTTTCTGACGATAATCCTGCATTGTCTTTTCATACTCTTGCTTACGCTTTGTAGACATATCTTTTGCTACGGTAAACGTCATAGTTTTTTTAGACTCATTATATTCATTGTGAACTTTAGAATTACGTGCATCTTCTGGAATAGAAAGCATATAGTAAGAACTATCTGTATCATTTTTTGATGACACATTTACAAACAAATCGCCCTTATCTACCTTATAATTAATAATCTCAGTTTCCTGATTATAATCAACAACAAATGAATATGTGGTATCATCTTCATTCCACTTTTTCTTCAAACCCAATAATGAGCCAATGCCTCCACAGGTTTTATCGAAACCTGTTTCACAAGCACTCCTTACACCTTTATGTAAATCTTTCTTTTTATCCATTTCCCAAACACTTTTAAATACATCTTCAAGAGTTTTTGGAGTCGTAAAAATTAAATCTTCTAATCTCATAACTTTATATATTTTATTAATAAATTATTTTTTTTTGATTTCATTATTACAATATCTGTGCCAAATTATTCAGATAAATGCAAATCACTCATGGCTTTATCAAATTCTTTTGGGTCTCCCATGTGTTTGCCTATATCATCACTAATTTTGATACAATTCTCCCATGGGTCCTTGCTACTATATCTTGCTTTTGATAATTTCATAACAATATTTGCTGGCTTATAATCTTTAATATCTGTATCACAAGTTAGATTTGTTCCAATTCCAGCTGATACCATAATACGTCCATTAAAATAATCATGAATTTCTTTATACTTTTCGAATGTAAGAGCATTTGAGAAGATAAGTAATTTAGTCTTAGGGTCAATTCCTAATTCTTGTAAACGCTTAATAATCATATTACCAATCTTAAACTCATCACCACTATCTTGACGGAAACCTCTCAAAAGCAAAGCTTGCTGAAGGGTTAAGGTTCTAAGAAACGACTCGGTAGTATATGTATCAATTAGCGCAGTACCAAGATTTCCCTCGTATACATCAATCCAATCCTCAAGTCCCATGTAGTTAGCACGCTTATATCCATACACGGCAGCATGAAACATCATCCATTCGTGAGGGAATGTTCCAGTAGGACGCATGTGGTGTTTCTTTGCCAAATACACATTACTTGTTCCAGCACATACAGGGCACTTTTCTTTTAATCTTTTAACTACTTCATTCTGCACATTAAAACTATATCGTCTACGTGTTCCAAATTCAGAAAAGCAGAGATTATTTATATTAGCATAAGCAATCTTATCTTCTAATTTTAACATGGTTTTCTCCATATTAATTTTGTTACCTAATACTCGATTTCTTACTTCGGCATATGTGGCAAGAATTGCTATCTCATATAATGTCACACGATAGAGTTTATCCGTCACCTCACACTGGAAGACACCATCGTCATCCAGCCACATCTTAATAAGTTCTGGTTTGAAACGAAAACTACTTAGCCATTCCCAATAATTCTCTGGTATATAATCAATGTTCTCAACACACCAATCTCTTTCTTCATTTGTAAGACGAATATTGGATAAGTTTTCAATTTGTATCTCAATCTCATCCATAAAGTTTGGATAGTTTCTCCAATCTTCTTTGTTTCTGTCGTTAAACTTAAATGTTCCCTCCGCTCTATTAAACTTATGAAAATAAGCATATGAAGTACTGAATTTATACAAATCTGTATCTAAAATTGATTTAATCATTTTTGTTTAATTTTAATTGTTTAACTCATTAATATCATTCAAATAATCTTTCCAATTTAGAACTCTATCAATAAGTGTACTTTCTTTAATATCTTTAAGAGTTTCTTTATAACTGTCAATTAAGTTATTTTTCTCATTGATTTCGTTCTGTAATCTATAAACGTTATCTTGAAGTACTTTCACACTTTTTTCTAATCGTTCATACTCATCATATTCCATTTCAATCCTTGCCATAAGTTTTCTTTACATTAAGAGATTTAAGTAAAAAATCATCATCTATACATGGGCAGTAATCCATAAGTATATTAAATTTCTCGTTTCCAAACTCATTTATACCGCTTACTAATGTATCATGTACGCAAACATCTCCAGCAATACCACAGATATCAATCTGGTCAATATTTTCTTTAGCTACTGTTTTAGTCAACCAATCATATGACTCATCATTAAGAAAAACAGAATATTCTTCTTCTTTAGAGTCCGTTCCTTTAGTAAGAACTTTATAATTTATTTTTAAATCTCTTAGAGTTTGAATAATTGGTTCATAAATGGCAGCGCCATGTGTATAGGCAACACAGTGTTTAGGCCACTCTCCTCCATTTTCTTTAAAAGAGCAATGGCTCTCTGGGTGCCAGTCTGCTGTAATAACTATAGTCTTGTAGTCATTGTGTTTCTTAATGTATTCACACAAAGCATTCATCTTCTGTTCAGCTTTATCCACAGGCAAACTTCCATTAATGAAATCGTATTGTGGGTCGACAATCAAAAGTAATTTATTCATATTCATTTATTTTTTACTGCAAATATACAAAAAAATATTGATATTCACAAAATAATTAGTAAATTTTAAAATGATATGAGAAAGATTAATAGAACCTTCAGATTCAGACTGTACCCGAACCAGTCACAAACCGAATTGCTGTCAAGGCACTTCGGCTGCTCTCGCTTTGTGTACAATTACTTTCTCAATCAACGTAAAGAACAATATAGACTCACTGGTAAGAGTGATAATTACTATGCGCAAGCTAAAGCTCTTACCACATTAAAGAAGCAGGAAGAAACTACATGGTTAAAGGAGGTAAATGCCCAAACCTTGCAGTTTGCTATCCGCAGTCTTGAAGCAGCCTATAATAATTTCTTTAAGAAGCGTACTAAGTTTCCTAAATTCAAATCCAAACATTCTAAGAACAGTTTTACTGTGCCTCAATTTGCTTCTATCACTGATAATAGACTCTTCATACCCAAGTTCACTGAAGGTATTAAGTGCCGTGTACACCGTGAGATAAAAGGTAAAATCGGGAAGGTAACTATTACTAAGACACCAAGCGGAAAGTATTTTGTTTCCGTATTCACAGAAGAATATTATATAAATCCTCTTGAGAAAACTGGTAAATCAGTTGGTGTTGATATGGGTTTGAAGGACTTGCTTGTCACTTCTGAGGGAGAAATATTTAAGAATAACCGATACACGAAGAAGTACGAATGCAGACTTACTAAGGCGCAGCGACATCTTTCTCGAAAGAAGAAAGGTAGCAGAGGGTTTGAAAACCAAAGACTCAAAGTTGCCAGACTTCACGAAAAGATTTCTAACAGTCGTGTTGATTATCTGCATAAGTGCTCTATCTCTCTTGTTCGAAGATATGATACCATCTGTATAGAAGATTTGAATGTAAAAGGTATGACGAAAAATCATCACCTTGCCAAGTCCATTTCTGATGCAAGTTGGGGTACTTTCATTAATATGCTTACCTATAAGGCAGAATGGAACGGCAAGAAGATTGTGAAGGTAGACAGATACTTCCCATCCTCACAGACTTGTCATATCTGTGGGCATATCAACAAACAGATTAAGGATTTGTCTGTCCGTGAATGGGAATGTCCTAATTGTCACACTCGACACGACCGTGATGTTAATGCTGCTATTAATATTCTTCGTATCGGTTTAAATAACATATCGGCAGGGACTGTCGATTACACGGGTGGAGAGGAAGTAAGAGCTGACCTTTTGGAAAGCCATTCCTCAGTGAAGCCCGAAGCCAATGTACTAAATGTTCATGGGTAGTTCACTTTTTAATGTAACTGATAATGTTTAATTAACTCAACGCATTCTTCTTTTGTTAATGCTGGGTTCTTACATTGTTCTTCGTGTAGATACTCAATAAGTAATTTTCTGTCATTATTTGTAATATCTGCACGATATGAGAAGATTTCATTACCATCTATCGGAAGGTAAATTTTAGCACTATCTTTTATCTGTAACCACGTATTTATTGTTTTTTGATATGTTTCTTCATCTGTAAAAACTCGATACACCCATAATGCATTATCTATATTTTGGTTACATTTCTTATATAATCTACGTAAAGACACTTCTAAATCTTCGTCTTCTCTTATAAAGTTTTTACCTAACAGCGCATTTTGCACATGCTTTATTATTACATTCGGTTGTTTTTGTTGAGATAGAATAGTTTCACATGCACTATCTGTTTTGCAAAATGATAGTAGAATTGAAAGACGAGTATATAAACATGTAGGTGCTTGGTTACATATAGTAACTATTTTATCAAACATACTATTAAAGTTCTGTGAACATGGAACAAAACTTTGTACAAATAGTTCTGGAAGAATATGATATAAAATACCGCTATCTTTTAGATAATACAAACCATTAATACAGACTTTATTGGATATTATTTTATTTAATTCATTACGTATTCTTTCTTTAGAGATAATCTTTATTCTTGAAGCACATTCTTGCAATGATTTCCACGTCTTCTCTTCTATATTCCAGCCATATCTATTTGCAAATCTGATAACTCTCATTATACGCAATGGGTCATCAAAGAAAACTATGTTAGGGTTATCATTTGTAGTTCTGATAACATGATTTTTCAAATCATCAAGTCCTTTTCCAGTAACATCTTCTACTTCATCTGTTGAGATATTGTAATATAATGCGTTAATAGTCAGGTCTCTTCTAAATGCATCTTCTTCTAAACTTCCAAAACATGTTTCTGGATTACGTGAATCTGAATGATATTGCTCTTTCCGTGTTTCCACAGACTCAATAACAACATCAGAACATTCATCATTATTCTTTAAATGAAAGCTTGCGGTACCATACTTAGGATATACAATAGGATTAGAGTCACTATGACTATTATCCAACTCTGTTAAAGTATTCGCTAAATCTATTCCACCAGACGGGAGATTAACAACGATGTCTAAATCATTAGAAACTTCTCCCATTAACGTATCACGTACAAAACCACCTACAACATACGTAACACCTTCAAATTTGGTTCCTTTGATAAGTGCACGTATTGTATGGATGGTTTTTTCTATCTTTTTATCTTTGATTTTAAATTTCATTATCTTTATTTAATTTTACCAATGGGTTTAAGAATGTCGCCAACTCATGTTCATAATAAAAAACAAGGTCGTTCTTAGTTACTTCTAAACCATTAATTAATTTGTAAATCTGTGGATAGTATGTAGATGGAATACACGCATAAGACACCTCATTTGTTACATGATTCAATTTAGTGAAAGAATTGACTTTTGCTTCCGATGTAGCAAGCTTGAATTGATGTAACTTAAGACCGAAATAATTAATGCGTACTTCAAACCCGAGTGTGTCTTTAATAATTTGTTCCATCATCATTAAAGATTTATCACACAGCAAATCTGTCAATACGTTATTATTGTTATCTTTCACTTTGTAGATAATTTCATCTGTACACATAGAATATGGTTCTAAATATTCAGTCAGATTGAACTTATCATTAAGCGTCTTATAAATTTTATTAATAATACGTTTCTCTATACTAATTGTCTTTTTCGGATTAAGTTTTCCAAAGATAACTTGTCTTGTATATTTTGACTTCTTAATATATTCACTATCCGTGAACTTTCCAATAAAACCTTCATACGTATCAGTATTAAGCACTATTTCGGAATTAACATATTTAAGTGCTTGAAAGTTTGCTTTCTTTAAATCAACGCTTACAAAACTATTTCCATCTTGTTCTTCTGTATACAAGTTCCGTTGTGGAATCAATGGATTTTCACCTTTAATGTCACTGTTGTTGAACAGTTTAAACGCTTCTGAGTTGTAACACGAAGTAACAATTTCATCTCTTATTTGTGCATAAGTATCTAAGAATCCTCTATAACTACCACTATAATTGGTGTCGATGTATTCAAGAAGATTATTATAATCTTGAGTAGCACCGCATAGTTCAAGACGCTCTGTAAAATAAGGGTCTTGTATTACTTGGATAGGTAGATTAAAATCCTTGAGGAAACGTTTCCTAAGTTGCTTTGTAACTAAATCTTCCATTTTTATTTATTTAAAAGTTATGTTGCAAAGGTAATAAAAATAATTTATTTCATCAAGGATTTCATATTAATATATGTTAATTTCTTCTACTATATTCGTATATACTGATAAGAGCGTCTGGTTTAAGTTGTTTTATAAAGTTATTATAAAACTTTTTAATCCATTCTTGTTCTTTTCCTGTATCATCAATATCTTTCCATCCATTCTCATCTAAATAAGCATAATTCCAATAAGAACAAGAATAAGTTACGTAATCTTCTTTATTCTTAAAGTTGGAAAAATATTCCTGTTTATCATTCATTGCATGGTATATAGAAGTTTCTTCTGGAGTTTCTGGGTCACGCCCCTCTACTACCATTTCCCAAGTTGCATTATATAATGACTCATCACGTGTCATTACCTTATCCCAGTCAATATCCTTGTTTCTTGCTTGATAGACTTCTTTACCATCTTTCGTAATAATAGGCACCGCAAAATTTTTGCCTAATGAACAATTATCCCATTTACCATTTGGGTTATCTTCGCATAATGCATTTCCCTCTTCGTCATAAAACATACCATCTGTAACACTTTGATAATATTCAAAGGATGTCATGTTGTTTATAATCTTCTTTCTTTCAGTCAACATATCAATACTAAATTGACTAAGACCAAACTTTTTAGGGTCTGACAAAATAGCCTCAATAGACTTAATAGTTGCGTTCTGCATCTTTTTTGCATCAAGATATTTGTATTTAACGTATGGTTCAACTTTTAATGATTTATCATACTTCTTCATTAATTCATCAGGTTTTTCACCAACGACCATAGCTGTAAAGAATTTACTTCCGTTTGTACTCATTTTGTTTTCTTTTTTCCGTTAATTAGTAAGGGAATTTACCTGTGCTTTCCTTGTATATGTTCATTATATATTCAAATGAATTGGCAATACAATTATCTTCTTCTATACATGTATTTTCTTCCAAATAATCTTTAAGGAAATTGAAAATATCTCTATATGTTAAATTACATATTTCATCTAACCATTTATTTCTATCATTATTCATAAAGTTTTTTTTATCTATGCAAAGATACATAAATTTATTCATTTTAACAAACTTTTATTAACTTTTTTTATAAAAAAAATAACACTACTGAATTATAGTTATCCAGCAGTGCTAATATTTTAAATTTCAACATGTATTTCTTTTAAGTATTCTTTATCTACTTTTAGGTAACATTGATTATATGCCATTAGGAACTCTTCTCTACCATTAGATGATAACGTTGTTTTTATACAGATTAATCCATTGGGGTCATCTTCTTTCAGGTTTAAATCATAAAGAAAATATAGTTTTCGTTGTAAGGTCCCTTTTATTAAACGTTTATATAGAATTGTGTGTTGTATTAATCTTTGTGAAACTTTATCGTTTTCTGAACTTATAAGTAATATATTATTCTTATTATCAATTACTTGGACATTTTCATTTTCTCCCAATATAGTCTTGATGCTGTTTTCTTCCCATTTATAATCAATAGGATGATTTAATCTGATAAAATCACTTACATTAATTCCTTTCTCATTGAAAACTTCATTGACATAGTCATTACCACGTTCTATAATATTCAGATTGTGCGTGGTATAGGCTTCTGTAAGTCCGAGTTCGTCGTTAACTGTAAATGCAATATGTGATGTTTCTTCACTTTCTTTCTTTGAAAAATCAAACAAGAAATATTGTTTACTATTAGTATCATTAACGTATGACTCCCAAGAGATTTTGTTACAGTTGAAACACCATTTAGTGCGTCCTTCACTTCCTACTAATTTGTTACAATCTTTATGTGATGTTACATGTAATATAACTATATTCTCGGTGTTATACACAATAGGAGAATTAGGTGTTGATTTAGTAGCAAAACTTATAAACTCTTTTTTATCCCACTTATAACTTAAGTCCATACACCATGTGAAAGCATCTAACAGTGTTGTTATATCATGGAGTGAAGAACATGTAGAAATAAAGTTATTTAATTGTTCTTCTGGTAGTTTCTGAAGTTTTGTAAATATTTTATGCCACTTCTTTAACTCTCTTTCTTTACTAATATTTAATATTGAATAGCTATCTAAATTGAGATATTCTTTCAGTAAATTTCTCTGTATTGTATTAAATTTATTAATGAAAGTTTTAACATCATCAATTAATTGAATATTCTTTATTTCTTTTTTTAAAATTTTAATTGCATAACGAGATGTATAAGCAGTAATAGTATGCTTACTTAATTGACATATCAACTGTTTATGTGACTTTGCCCATGCTAAAACACTCTTTATTTCCTCTACAGTGCAATATTCTGAGTATACTGCATTAACTGCCCACAGTTGATAATTTGGACTGTCATAGGTCAAAGAAATAAGTTCTTTGAATGTGTTATCCTCGTCTGTGTTTATATTGAGTTTGGTGATTAATGGATTTAATATTTTCTTTGAATAATTCATTCTAAAATTCATAATAGAGATATAGTATCCATGAAATTATCATCAAGAATACTAAGATTAGGTTGGAGATGACACTCAGTCCGCTCTCTTCATCTTTAAACACAATTGCACTAACATATTGTGTTATTCTGGAATGTATATATATGATAGTTGTTGCAACTACGCAAGATATTACAAAAAGTCTCATTGTCTTATATCTATACTGTTTAAAACAGTTTTTAAACCATTATTCTCAACTACTATATCAATGGATTTATACTTGTTTTTACACTCGTTGAGAGCCTTATATATATCCTCTGATAAAGTTTTAGGACTTGTCTCAATATAGGTTTTATCTTTACCTATATTATCAAATCCCAATAAAAATTTTTCACTTTTATTGATTTTATCCAAATATTGAGATATGAATAAATTGGATAATGATTTACAGTTAAATTTCAATTCTTCTTTATTCATGCTATTTCTTTTTATATATCATAAATTTAAATTTGATATTATTTTCTTCTTGGGTCAAAGACTCGTAAATATTTTTCCACTTACTATCTGAAAAAATATTTAAAGGAAAGTAACTATCCCCTTCTGTTTTATCTTCCACCAGCGTAATATATGCTTCACTAATCAGATTCTCATCTAAAAAAGCATTATAAATGGAAGAACCACCGATTACAAATACATCTTCATTCTTTATATTCAGATGACGCATTAAAGTAATTGCACCGTTAATTGAATTAACGAAATGAACACTTGTGTCACCAAATTTTTCACTACATAACTTGGGATTAGACGTAAGGACAATATTGGTTCTATTCTTAAGGGGTTTCTGATTTGGTAAAGAAAGATACGTATTCATACCCATGATAACTGTATTATTATCGGTAAAACGTTTAAAATTTTCCATATCATTTGGAATCTGGTAAAGTAATTTATTATCTTTTCCGATAGCACCAACCAAATTTGTACAAACAATCAATTTAAACATATTCTTACTATTGATTCAGTTATTATTTTATTCAAAACGTTGTCTAACTCATATTCTTTTAAATCTTCTAAATTTGGCTTCTCACACTCTGCTTCTTCTGGTATATTATCCTTCTTGAAGGCATAATCTCTATATACCTTAAATGTATTTTTTTCTGCCAAATCATATGCATCACTAAAAGGACTATAATATACTAATAATGTCTTAATCTCATACCTATTTGCATCAAGTATCTCTTGAATGGCATGTTTTGATAAATTTAAATCGAATCTATTCATGTTAATTTATATTTTATGTTGCAAAGATACAAGCAAAATATTTTACTACCAAAAATAAAATGTTAAAAAAATAAAAAAGCCTTGGAATAACCAAGGCTAAAATGTTGTTCAAAGCTATATTGAACATAAGTTGCAAAAAAACTTACTTCACGATAGAATCTGCAACAACTGAATCTACAGTAACAGTATCAACGCTATCAACTACAGTCGTATCAGAATCCTTCTGAGTTGTATTAGTCTTTACATTATTACCACATGCAGCAAAAGTAAGTGCTACGCAAGCTGTGAACATTAAAATTAAAGCCTTCATTTTATTTTAAATATTTAATTAAAAATTGGTATCAGAGTAACATCCTCAACCGTTATTATTATGTGATTTCAAAATCACTTTGCAAATATATTATATTTATTTCAAATATACAAATTATTTTGCAAATTTAATATACAAAGTTATCTTTTTGATGAAATTCTTGACGTATCTCAATTAATCTTGTGTGAAAACCTAATTTAAAATTCTCCATAAATAAACGTAATTTCATTTTAAAAGGTATAATACCTGCTTTCACAGCAGCACCTTTTATAAGCTTATCATGATTAAACGCCCATCGCATTTTATCTATGTTTTTTAGATTAATCCAAGCAATTGCACCGACTTCATTTTTATCCATATTCTGTCTTGAAAATTTAAAGTCATCAATAATTGCATGTTGATATACCGCATAATATCTAAATGTAATATTCTGACGCTTATCATCGTTAGGGTTATCGTTAAATGACCAAAACTTAATTAAATGTGATGGTACTTTTATTCCTGTTTCTTCCAATGTCTCACGTTGTGCTGCTTCTTTGGTTGTTTCGTTATAATCAAGATAACCACACTGGCAATTCCATGCATTTATATACTCTGGGTCTGGAGTGCCTTCTCCACGTTGTGAAGCCAAGACACACCATTCACCACGCAAGTTCTTGCAAAACACAAACATGACAACGCTTACTGACCGACTAATCCAATGTTCTTTACCTTTATCGTCTTTTATCGAAAAATTATTCATCATCTAAATTTATTAATTCAATATTATAATATTGGTTATTATCTAATAATTTACATATTGTAGTAAAATAATCAACCAATTTAGTAAGTTTACCAGATAAAAGACCACATGCTATAATATCACTCTCTTTATTGGAATATCTGGATAATTTATAACTAATAGTGTAATCCAATACATTTTCTTTTAAAGTTAAAAAAGAATATATTATATCAATTAACCCTTCATGTCTAACTTTTGTAGCCGACACGAATTTCTTAATATCTTTTCTTTTTATTTCCTCTTTTCTTGTTATCTTATCTTTTACAGACATCAATATCTTATATTCTTCTTTCTTTATCATATGTTTGATATGTATTTTTTAAAAGGTGTTACAAATTGTAACGGTTTGAGTTTAGATTACCTTGCGGTAAAGGATTACTAACAATTTTAAATACCTTATCTACACCAAGCGTTCGTTGTGATTACCTTTCGGTTTATTATTTCTAACAATTAATGGTTGGGACCAATACAAAGATTTAATATTGTGATTACCTTGCGGTATAATATTACTAACAATATTCTCTTGTGCTTATTACCTGCATATTGAATTGTGATTACCTTGCGGTATAATATTACTAACAATTTTTGCGCTATCCCTTTGATTGGTTTCTAATTGTGATTACCTTGCGGTATAATATTACTAACAATAGATTATCTATAACTTATTGATAAACAAATATTTATATTGTATTTTATTTTTTAAAAATCTCTATTATACATCATGTTTATATCTCATTTACTCATTTTTTTATTTCATTATCTATTTAAATATCATTTGCAAAGTTAACTAATTATTTTTATTTAGCCAAATATTCATAGTTAATAAATATTAAATTATATATTCAGATAGATATTTATTAATGATAAAATTTAAATTAATATATATGAAACATTTAAAATTATTCAGTGAAAACAGTCTACGTGAGGCATTCTTAAACTCTTCAGATTATATTGAACCGCATGTTAGTTATGTTCTAAATGGGGGGGGGGGTAAGGTACAACAAACCGTCTCTCGATAACTATATAAGACTTTATGTTGATGGTGATGGCGTTAAGATTAGACCATTACTATCTGATAAAACCTTTGAAATTTCAGAAGAAGAAATATTATTACAATCAGGGTGGAACATTTTAGATTGTGATGGTGAATATCAATATACTTTTACAACAATGTTTACAGGAAATAATAGTAAATTAATTACTGAAATTGATATGACCCATTTTAAAGGAGATGTGATTGGTAATAAAATGTTGTATAGGACATCAATATCGGCAATTACAATACCAAGAACAGTAAAAACTATATTCAATCAAGCATTTGAAGATACTAATATACAGACAGTTTTTGTTCCGAATACATTAGAAAGAATAACAGATACAGCACTTGGTAGATGCCCTAAATTGACCGAAGTAGTTTTTGAAAGTGGTTCACATGCTGAATTGGGAAATGGTACATTTCATCATTCTCCCTTGTTAAGACGTGTAGTGCTTCCTACTAATCTTGTAACATTGAGTAGATGGCTCTTCTCAGATTGTCCGAGTTTATCTGAAGTGATAATACCGACCAATTTAGAAAGAATAGAATCTAATGTATTTTCAAAGTGTCCCTCGTTGGAAACATTAACATTGCCAGCAACAATTAAATATATTAGTAGGTCTATTAATGGAAGCAATCTATCATTAACTATTTTAGCTAAAGAGCCACCTACAATAGAAATAGGCTGGCAATTTAAAGAAATACTTGTTCCAAGAGAAGCAGTAGATACATACAAAAATGCTACTAATGGATGGGAAGCGTATAAGAATTTAATCAAACCGATTGAAGAGTAAAATAAAAAAGAGTGGTTATAACCACTCTTTACTTTTTTGTCTTGTTACATACAAGGGGTAAGTCCTGCTTGGATAACTTTGCCATACGTCATTTCCATTCTATTACAATACCACTTGAATGCCTTTTTTAATAAATTCAACATAAATCTTACTTCACTATTTTTTTTCTAATTATTTCCAAATTAAGCCGTTAATCAACTCATTTGCAATAATATATATTTGTTGAATTTAATATATATCGTTTTTGATATGCCTATTTTATAAAAATGCTATTATTCTTGATTAAAGTCAAAGTTGTTTGAAAAAATGTAGATGAATATGTATTTCTCGTTCAATAAAATGTTAATGATACAAATTCAACTTTTTTATCAACTTTTCATTTTCAGCATTTATATATGGAAAAAAAATTTTCTTTTCTTTTACCATTCGTCTTATGTATGTAGAGGAAATAGGAATAACAATATCTTGTTCTATTGGTATCGCATAATCTGGAATTTCATCCGTCTTATTTCTTTTTAATCCAACAATAGAAAAATATGGTTCTATATCTGAATTATAATTTTTCCATTTCGGTATGTCATTAACACAATCGGAACCAGCTATAATAAATAACTCATTGCCTTTGTATTTAACTCTAAGAAGCGATAATACTTTATATGAATAGTGTGTACCATCAACCAATAATTCATCCTTAGAAAGGCAGCATTTATCTCCAAAATGTGAAATTGCATTCTCTATCATTTCACAACGATATTCAAATTCTGTAGGTTGATATTTCTTCCATGGATTCTGAACAGTTGGTACAACTATAACTTTATCAAAGTCACTATTCAGTGCACTATTAATCATTTGCACATGACCAATATGTATCGGGTCAAAGCTGCCAAGCAAAAAACCTATTTTCATCCTTTATCTAATATTAACAAAATCACATATAAGACATTCTTCTTTATCATTATTTATATATTCCTGATAATTTTTCTTATTGTAAAATTTTGCATACAACCAAGGATACCAATCATCTGCCATATTCAGAAACATATTAATTCCTTTTTCAAAAATTGCTTTACCAAAAAATCTTGTGGTACTTGAATATAAATCTAAAAGAGGAATATCATCATGTTTAAAATCATGTATTCTCAACCAATCATACTTTCTTCTTCCGCCAAAGAAATAAACATTTGTAAATAAAGTTTCAATAGAAGTACAAAACTTATCGAATAATATTTCTTTCCAAGCAGAATTTTTCTCTCGCTTTGATAAATTATCTTCTTCAAGTATAATTCTTACATAGGAATCTGTCTTACTATTAAGATAATGTAAAAACTCGTACACACCATTTAGGTCAATGTTATATACCATTGCACCATGTCGTACTTCTAAGTTACCATCCTTGTCAAACCATACTCTAAGGTCAAATACTCTAATATTATAGTTTTTATATTGTTCCTTATAATTCACTTTCTGACATTTAGCAGTAAAAATGAAAGGATACATATACCATTTTTTAGGTCTAAGATAACTTAAACTATTATGTGAACCAAGTAGTTTCATATATTGATAAGTAAAAGTTTATTGAATTTTTGATAAAATATTTCCTGCAATTCGTGTATGTACTTGAATGTCTTATTACCTATACTTTTATCTGTATATTCTCCGTTGCAAGAATTAGTTAACCAGAAAGATGTACATTCATTATCTGTAGCAACTATATAGCTTTCAATAGTACTATCTGGAATTTTATATGTAGGCATTTCGGTATTTAATTCTCTTTTAAAACCAAAATCATTTAAAATATCTTCGGTAATTCTAACAGGCGCAATATCTTTAATATCAACTTCCCACATATCTCCTTCGTTATTATCGAAGTCAAGATAAATAGTACCATCATTAAGAATGCCTGCAATGTACATTGGCATAGTTAGTCTCCCAAAACTTGTCACTGTACAAACCGTATAACCTATCTTTAAATCTTGTACTATCATCATTAAACACTATTTTTGAAATAATTTACAGACAAAATTCCAACAACAATACAAATAATAATAGCAATAAAACTTGTATCCATAATAAATTGTTGAATATATTTTTTTACTTATTGGAACAACATTAAAAATAGTAACGCCAACGGGACTCGAACCCGTGACTCCACCGTGAAAGGGTGGCGACTTAACCACTTGTCGATGGCGCTATGAAAATGAGCGAACGAAAGGAATCGAACCGTCACACCGTATATGAAAATCTACGCAAATCTATGATTTATGCACTTTTCATTTCTTGCTTCAACCTATCACTACTTTTTAGGAACATAAAGTTCGGTCATCCATAGGAGGATAGTCCACAAGCGTAAATTCGGTGCTACGGACACCTATTTATTTTTTATCTTTTAGAAAAGATAATTATTACTGTTATAAAATCAATAAAAATTATTAGTTGGATGAGGTGGATTCGAACCACCGACGCATGGACCTTCAAACCATCGCTCTACCACCTGAGCTATCACCCATTATGAGCTGAATGTGGGGGTCGAACCCACAACCTACTGATTACAAATCAGTTGCACAACCAATCGTGCTCATTCAGCTATTAATTATTTAATTATCATTTCTGTTTAATATTCCACATGGGAGTTTCTCCAGAACCAACAAGTACATCAATATTAGCCCCCTGCTTACTTGCGATAACATCCCATGCACGAAGTTGAATAAACTGCTGTGGAGAAAGTGCCAACTCATTCATATAAGCCTTATCTGCAATAGCCTTATTCTTTTCAGCTTTGGCTCTTGCTAACTCCATTTCAGCCTTCTTCTCCTGTGTCTGCTTTGCTTGAATAGCTGCAGCCGTCTTATTCATCTCATCGAGTTGTTCCTTATTAGGCATTACTCTATCTGTAGTAACTTGCTGAATCGTAACAGGGAAGTTTCCTCTTGTCTTTGAAAGTTGTTGAATGTATATTCTCATTGACTTAGCAATTTCAGTGTCAAGTTTATTAAGTACTTCACGATTACTCATCAAATCAAATGGAGAACATGTAGAAACATATTCACGTACTTTATTCTTAAAGTACGGTTCAATAAATGTTTTATACCAGTCCTCACCATAATTCTGCAACAATTCAGGAGTATGTCCTTTCTGAACCTGCAATACCATATACATGCTTACATCCAAAGGTGTGTTATCGTTTGAAAGCAAGTCATCGAACTTGAACTCCACCTTTTGAGGAAGAATATAAAAACTTACAGCTGATGTTGTCCATGCAATACATGTTAAGTCATTAACAGGAGTAGGGTCTACACCAGTACTACCAACAAACCATGGCTTCATCTTTAAAGCTACTTCTTCATCGTATGATGGGTTTGTAAACGAACAGCTTGTTAATGCTGTTATAGCAAAGATTGCAGTAGCAATAAACGTAACAATTCTCTTCATATATGTTTTATTTTAAAATTAATAACTAATCATCTGAAGTTGGTCTTATTCTTAAAACTTCTGAGAACTCATCTTTCGTCAGATACCAGAATGGTTTATTTCCATCCTTGTAATACATTTTTGTGAAATCATCTGGATGTAATGCCAAATGAAATAATACATGAAAAATATTAAAAACATTACTGTCATCCCAACCTGATTTTTTTGCTCTTAAAAATATTCCAATTGGGAAAAGTATAACTCCAATAATAATTCCAAGTAATAAACTTAATATTGTTGTTAACATATTATTTATTTTTTAAGTGGACCAGCCTGGGCTTGAACCAGGGACCTTCAGATTATGAGTCTGCTGCTCTAACCGACTGAGCTACAAGTCCTTAAATAAGGCGGAGATTATAGGACTCGAACCTATACACCATATTACTACGATTACTGGCAGTTTAGCAAACTGCTGCCTTACCAATTAGGCTTAAATCTCCAATATAAGAGGAGAGTAAGAGATTCGAACTCTTGGAACATTTTACTGTCCTCTGGTTTTCAAGACCAGCGCTTTAAGCCACTCAGCCAACTCTCCAGAATGGTTGCAGGAGAGGGAGTCGAACCCCCGACCTCTGGGTTATGAGCCCAGCAAGCTACCACTGCTCTATCCTGCAATAATTATGCGATTCAGGTAATACTCTATTTTATAATGTCATAATACCATACTTCTTTGGACGAGAGTGTTGTCCACCTATGCTTGCATTACTCGGTGACACTCTCTTGAAAGTCTTCTTAAGATACTTCCATGCGCTTCAGGCAGGACTCGAACCTGCGACTTCCTGATTAACAGTCAGGTGCTCTAACCAGCTGAGCTACTAAAGCATTTGTTGAGACAATAGGAGTCGAACCTATAATGGCAGGACCAAAACCTACAGTGTTACCATTACACCATATCTCAAAGTTAAGGAAACATTATTATTTTTATTCCATAAAAAAAGAGAAAATCTGCTGTTTGTTTCCTAAGTTGTTGGGGGAGAGGGAGTCGAACCCCCGACCTCTGGGTTATGAGCCCAGCAAGCTACCTCTGCTCCATCCCCTAATAAAATTCCACCTCACTATCGGACTTGAACCGATGACACACGGATTACAAATCAAATTTAAACTTTGCTGCTCTTTTCCATACAGGAAAAATTCTTGGTAACGTCGCTCTAACCAACTGAGCTAAGTGAGGTGGTTGTAAGTATCTTCTGTGGTTGGATTCGAACCAACTAAACGCTCTGCTCTTTTGGATTAAACCAATGCTGCTTTCGCACGTCTGATACCATAACAGCACACAGAAGATTTTATGCAGTGCATACGGGACTCGAACCCGTGACCTATGCCGTGACAGGGCAGTATTCTAACCTACTGAACTAATGCACTAATTTAACTCCTATTTTTAATATAGGAGTATGTTTTTGTAAATTGGTTGTATCGTTACCAACGTAGCTATCAAGAATTTATGTCGACTAAATTCTATCAATTACTGAATTAGTTTTGTTTAAAATTACACTTAGCATCATTCTTAGCTAAAAAACCATTTACATGGGTATTACGTTTTGTAAAAGTGTTGTAAGTCCAATAGGACTCGAACCCAAGACCGTATATGAAAATATACACAAATCTATGATTTAGGTACTTTTCACTTCTTGTTTCAACCTATCACTACTTTTTAGGAACATAAAGTTCGGTCATCCATAGGGGGATAGTCCACAAGCGTAAATTCGGTAGTACGGCTACCTATTTTTTTTTTCTGTATTTGTACGCCCACTGAGACTCGAACTCAGGACTCCCACATTAAAAGTGTGGTGCTCTAACCAACTGAGCTATGAGCGCATTCTGTTGTTCCAACAAGTCAAAGAACGTTTATTTCTTAATTGTGATGCAAAGATACTAACTTTTTCTGAAACCTCCAAATTTTTCAGTGATTTTTTTTATTTTATTTTGATAAAATCATTATTTTGGTTGATTTTTCTTAGTAAATCGTTAATATATTCACATTTTATGCATTTTTGAGGTTTTACATCTTTCTTATCACTAATATCTATATCTATTAAGTACTCGTGTCCATCAGTAGCTATAATTTTGTATTCAGCTATTTTCTTTTCTATGACACATCTTAATTCTGCATGACCATTTAATAATGGTGTAAGATTATCTACTGTCATTATTGTCTAATTGTAAATGTACTAAAAAAGCTGCTAAATCAACTTTTGTTTTAAGTTTATTCAACAGCTTGGAAATATATTTAGTGAAGTAAGTGCAAAAATCCTTTTTAATTTAGGTTATACATTCATATAAATTCCGTATTGTTGAAATACTATTATTATTTATGTCGTATTCAAAAAACATAGCATCATTATCATACTTGTTGGATGTAACAAATATGTTATGCTGATTACTTTGTTTATTTGATGTACGTATCATTTTTTTTATATGAATTTTATTATAAATATAACCTATGTATCAAAAGTTACTTATTTTGTAAATATTTTTTTTATTCTGGCTTAATTTCCTGTGGAATTAAAGCTGTTATTTCTACTTCCAACGCTTCTGATAGTTTTACCAATGTATCTAATCGTGGATTCCCACCTTTCAATGTTCTTGTTAAAGAAGCAGGTTCAACACCCATTTTATTAGATACATCTTTTAATTTCATGTGTTTTCTCTTACATATATCTTTTATCCAATTTTCAAATCCGTTCATAAATTTATTTTTATTAATAAATATATCTTCAGTTGATTTTTTTATCAACATATCAATCTTTTTTATTGATTAATTGGATTTATTGATAATTGCATATTGTTTTATACAAAAAATCACCACAAGCAGAGTGAAATCTAACTTGTAGTGAAAATTGAGTTATGATGTGATGGAGGCGAGACTCAAACTCGCAACCCACAGCTTAGAAGGCTGTTGCTCTATTCAGTTGAGCTACTCCACCGTGTTATCATTATTATCTGGCATTTCCTCTATGATAGTAACTTTTTTCCTACGATTTGAACGTTTACGTAATTCGTTGTCATGTTCGTTATCTTCTGTAACATCATGTATTGTTCTACGATTAGAATTTCTTATACCATTAATAAATATACCCAATGATATAAATATTAGAATAATTAGCAGGATAATAACAATTCTCATATTTTCTATTTTTTAATTAATAACTAAATTAGGCTGCGGAAATCATTACAGCGATTTCAAACTGAATAAGTCGATAAAACTTACGTGCATCAGAAGATAAATAAATCCTATAATTATAAGTGCTGTACGTAACCAATAGTTATTTTCTTTAATTGTATTGACCACTATGTGAGAAGTAGTTAAAATAGCGCAAGACTCTCCAGTCTCGAATCATTTTATTATTTAACGTGAGAGTCTGAAAATCTCATTGCAGTGAATAAAATCATAACATCCTTCTCACTATAGTAATCTTTACAACCTAATAGTATCAGTTAATTCTGTTTTACTGAACTGGTTCAACAATAACTACTCGTGCTGAGTACTTTCCTGTCTTACCAAAACCCTTTGAACTACGTACATTCACGTTTCGCTGTGTAAGATAATTAGTCACAGTGGTTGCACGACGTTCTGATAGATTCTGATTATAGGTATCACTACCTACACCATCAGCATAGCCCTCTACAGTTACATCTGTATTTGCAGTGATACTATTGAGAACAGTCTTTGTATCATTGTTAAGTTCTGCATTATCATTATCGAAAGCGATAACGTACACATTCTGCTTAACAACATTCTGCTTTTCGACAATCTTCTCTACAACCTTTGTAACTTCCTTTGGCTTCTTAGATAGGTCGTTACGAAGTGTATTGATTTCATTGTTATAGTCACCAATGTTATACATCTTAAAATTATGTGTACCATTAGATGCCTTAAACTTGTAATCAACACCGACCTGAACACCCATCTGTGCTGCTGAGCTACCAAATTGTACAGCATCACCTGGACCATGTGTCATGTTCCAATAAACACCAGGCTGTACAAATACACGCCATGCCCTTGCATTACCAAGATTAAAGGCAAACTCGAGTGCTGTCTTTGCAGTGAGTTCGTCTCCATCACCCATATTATTATTATATGAACGATGTGAACCGTTAAGGAATGCCAACCATCCAATACCAGTTACTGAACTAACTTCGAATCTGCGAGGCACACCAGTATACCCGAAAATGAGGTTACTCCAATTAATTGTACCATTCATTTCAGCATTTACAGCCTTGATAAATGTGTGAGAGTCATTTACGTAATTGTCACCAAGAGCAGCTACACCTGCAAATTGGATACCGAATACTGGACTAATCTCTTTTCCAACACGTACTCCAACTGAACTGTTGAGAGGAAATACCTTATTAAGCTTCATGTTGGTGTGTACACCACCCATTACACCTACATAAGTGTTATCCATCAACTTTGTACTTTGAAGTGCTGTCTGTGCATTTGCACTAACAAAACTCATCATTGAGATGAGTGTCATAAAAATAAACTTCTTCATTCTCATTATTTAAAAATTAAAATTGGTTTTCAAATGTTGCGACAATTGGAATCGAACCAATGACTGCAGCTATAAGTTTGCCACCGAGATGCCACTTCTCCATGTCACATGTTAAGGAAACAAAATGCGTGCTACCAATACACTAAACGTACCTATTGCGGTCACATTTTGGAATCGAACCAACCCTCATGAACCCTATTCAATTTCTTTTGCTGTACGTTTCCTATTTATATTTGACAAATCTAATATTTCTCTTTCAAAGAACTCTTATTTCTTAATTGTGATGCAAAGATACTAACTTTTTTTGAAACTACCAAATTTTTTGATAACTTTTTTCTAAAAAAATGCGAAAAGCTGATGTCTTCTCAGATTATCAGCTTTTCTTTTCTTCTTTCTATTAAAATCCACATTGAAAAATAACCTAAAAAATCAAAGTAAAACAAAGTGTACTTTAAGCAACAATATGGTTATTTTTCATCCATCATCCATTCATAAATATAGGGAATTTTATTTTTATATCAATACTATTTATATTTTTTATTAAAAAAACTTTGCAAAGGCTTTACCGCCATACTCATTTTTGGTCAACTTGATAATCTCCCTAATGGTGTACTTGTCTTTATGAGGACTTGGTAAACGATTCTCAATAAAATCCCTTGTTCCTGCTGAACATGCGCCAGTGATAGTGCGATATGCTACGATTGCTTCCTCATAAGATAAAGTGTCATCTAAAGACAATTTTTCATATTCAGAAGTATTTCTATCACTTATCTTATATAGAAGGTCATCCCTCGCTTCCGCAAGAGTCTTACCATGCGCCCAATGGTTATCACCATCTGTAATGAGATAAAATGGTTTATCCTCTTGTCCAAGCTTATGTACCTTATACACATTACCATGATGAGAATCAATAACACTGAAAATTCCATCAGCTTTAATGTACCTCACTCCATTTCTCTCCCAGAAAAGAGCCATATTTTCTAAATCATAAATCTTTTTCTGCTGTTCTGGAGAAAGAGTCGTATTCACTTCTACGTTATCTGTAATCTTTGTATCTCTTATGTCAAGAACGCCACCCACTGTAAGATTATCTGGTAATGAGGTGATACCAGTACCCCTTAGGTCAAGAGAGTCACCGACTGTAAGGCTGTCAGGTAGAGATTTAATGCGTGTATCTCTTATATCAAGAACGCCACCCACTGTAAGATTATCTGGTAATGAGATAATTCTTGTGTTTCTTAATTCAATAGTACGTCTCACCATAAGGTTGTCGGGAAGTGACTTAATATCTGTGTTATTTAGAAAAAGGGAACCACCCACTATAAGGTTATCAGGTAGAGACTTAATGGGCGTATTACATAATTCAAGACATCCACCAACCGTTAGATTATTAGGCAGTGACTTAATGCCTGTGTTATTTAGAAAAAGAGAACCACCGACTGTAAGGTTGTCAGGTAGGTACTTAATGCATGTATTCCATAATTCAAGATATCCACCAACCGTTAGATTATTAGGTAAAACTGTAATATCTGTTCCACTTAAATCAAGATTACCATTAACAGTTAAGTTATCTGGTAACTGAGTAATCTCACTACCACCCAACCACATATCATCATCATAAAACAGTTCTCCGTTCTTGATGGTAAGGGTATATCCTGTTTCTTCCTTGAACTTTTCTATTATTTCGTCCATATAATTATTTATCTAATTGGTTTTTATCACATATTTCATCCCATGTTTTATGGGTTTCCCAAGTAATGTTATCAAATATTTTCTTTGCTTCATCAAACTTCATATCATGTTCTCTTATTGCATATTTTTTATATATTGCATTTTGGATGTAATCAGATTTTTTATGTTTCTTTTTAACTGATTTTATGATATTATTCTTTATTTTCCATTTCATTGTTGATGGAAAAATTTGAAGATTACTTTCATACGGAATATCGTAGATAGAACAATCATTCTTAGACAAAGAAAAAAGCATACCTGTTTCTCCGTCTATCTGTTTCATGATTACACCATCAATGATAATTTCTCCATGAGAATGAATGTATTTGATGAATTTAAATGTTCTTGGTTTCATTTCAAAACCTTCACAAGAAGTACCTATTAACTGATATTCTTTTCCTTCAATTAAATCACATTTATCAGATTTATAGAAACTACTTGGTGGGTCAAAATCAAGATATTCATAACAAATACTTCTTAAATTTCTTTCCATTCACCTATATTATTTATTTTCATTACCAATTAATTCTCGACTAACAATTCTTTCATTATTATTGGTAAGTCCTTGAATAGCTTGGTTCATTTGCTTCTCACATTCAATAATCTTTGCTTCTGCATCCATGCGTTTCTTTTTACCTTCCTCTTGTACTTTTTGTACACCTTGGATAGTTTCAATTAAATCTCTTGTTGTTTTCATCAGTGTTTCAGCATCAAGCACTGTACGTTGATTCTGTTTTGCAACTTCTATTGATTGAGTTTTCATCATTTCTGAGTTGCTAACTAATGACTTATTAATAGCATCATAAACGGCTTGTTTTGCTTTAATACTTTGCTGCTGGTTATATAATGCTACTGTTAGTGATAACTGATTTTTCCAAAAAGGAATAAGCATTAAAACCTGTGATTCTGTATTATTTGCATCTTGCAGGTTGGTTTGTTGAATAATTCTAATCTGATATAATGATTGATTGAAAGCATGATGTAGCATTACAAGGTCTGTAACACGCTTTTCTAATGCTTCTTTAAAGTTGTTAGTATCATTAATATCAATCATGTCAGAACCGTTGGTACGCATAGTATTCAGTTCTTCTTCCAGTTCTTCCGCTTTGAACTTACCTGCAATAATCAATTGTTCCAACTGGTTTACGTAATCTTTGTTATTAATGAATTGTTGTTCAAGAAGATTGTTGTCACGCAAAGCAATTGTACGTGTTGCTTCAAGTTTTTGCTTGATATTCTCTACGTTCTTTTCGATTGTATTATATTTCGCTTTTATTTCCGCTACAGAGGTAACAAAACTCTTAGTGAGGGGAAATGACATTAAGAACTTTTTAAAGCGTGTAGGAGTCTTAAAATCATTAACATCAATATTCTCCAGTTCACCCATTAATTTACTAATAAGTTTTGAGGTATCTCCGCTTACAGTTGATGACATCTGGTGTTGGAGAAGTTCGCTTGAATATGAATCCATTACTTTTTGCAAATCAGCTCCATAAGACATAACAGTCATAGGATTCTTTACATCCAAGCTTGATGTTATATCTCTATACCGCTTCTTCTCAATAGTAGTCAAACCAGTAGTATCAACGTTTCCGTTTTCATCAATTCTCTTTGCTGGAAGATTTGATATTTCTACATTTTGAATATTCTCTGACTTTCTTGTTTTTGTTGTAGTTTTACTACTGTTCTTTTTAGATACTGTCATCTTTATTATTTTTAAAATTACGTCACAAAGTTACGAAAATAGTGTTAGAAAACAAAATATTTATATATAAAAAATCTTAAAATAATATTATGGCAGACTTTAGAAAACTTAAACCAATTATTAGAAAAGCAGAAGGTGGTTTCGTTGATGACCCAGTAGATAATGGTGGTGCAACAATGTATGGTATTACATTGAAAACGTTTAGAGAAACTTATGGTAACAATAAAACAATAAATGATTTAAAGAATATAACTGAAGAACAGTGGGATGATATTTTCAAAAATAGATTCTGGAACAAATGGCAGGCGGATAAAATTAATAATCAGTCAATCGCTAATTTAGTTGTTGATTGGCTATGGGGGAGTGGAATCAACGGAATTAAATTACCACAGCAAATACTTGAGTTAAAAGCGGATGGCATTGTTGGAAAACTTACGCTTATGAAAATTAATGACTATCCAAATCAAAAAGAATTATTTGATAAATTATGGAATCGTCGTTTAAAACATTTCCAAAATATAGCCGAAAATAGTGTTATTGCATTAGAAAATAAATTAGGTAGGAAACTTACTGATAAGGAAATTAAAGAAAAAACTCAAAAACGTTTTCTTAGTGGTTGGATAAATCGTTTGAAGATGTTTCATTGTGATGAATAAAAATTGGTAAAACACCTGTTGAAAGAAAAATATTCAAAAATAATCGAACCTTTTAAGTTAGTAATAACTCAATGTTTGAAAATGTTGTATTTGGTATTTAGATATCTGTTGATAAAATTCTAAAGTTTATTAAATTTTATAATAAGTAAACACTCAACATCTAATGATTATACAAAGTAAGTACGCAAAGACTTTCCACTCGAAGGATTTAACTCGTCTGAAGTATGATGAGTTATATGACTTTGCTGTGCTTATTCGTACCCACAAAAATGTAGTGTCACAGCATGTTAATAATAATATATTACATTTCTTAGAATACAATAATTTTCAATTCATTACAGAAATGATAGGACATTTCAAGAATGCAATACCGAGTTCATTCGATGCACAACTATATACACAAGTGTTTACTTGCTATCAGAACAAATTCAATGCCATACAACGTCAATTAGTTTTTGAAACAAAAACTTTCAACGGTTTTGAGTACTATAAGCGTGATACAAGAAACCACGAGAAAGGTGATTTAAAGAAAGTAATTAATGATAAAAAACAAACGCCACTATCTAATTGTCTCACTTATCTTACGAGATATGGTAATGAAAACATCATAGACTATATCAATGCAAATATTGATAAGTGCGATGAAAAGAAACATGATTTCTATAACAACATCTTAAGATGCTGCAATAAATTTGGATTTGAACGTCTCTATAATCTTGCTCTCTCAAAAAGAGAACGTACTGTTAAACGTTACTCTGAATATCCTATTGAGTTCAAGTCTTTGTCATTCAGTGGAAGGTGTAGAAAGAAAAAGATTATTGATTATAATAGTAGATTTGGCTCAAAGATTAATTCGTTCATAAGTCTTAGTGGATTCAGTAGGAAAACATTTGATATACCAGTTACCTTTAATAAAGGATATCATGGTAGTATGAATGATTATAGAAAAAAGAATCCTGATTATATGTATACGCTTACATTTGATGAAAAGAAAAATCAAGTAACCATTCATCTGTGCAAGGATGGAGAAAGATACATTCCTGAACCAAATGGAAATACTGTTGGTATTGATGTAAATTGCAAACACAACTTATTCAGTCTGTCAGATGAAACCACATATGATTACAACAGAAAACTCGTTAATGACTATTGTAAGCTTTCTCTTGAAATAGATAAGCTAAAGAGTGATAAATCATATACGGTTGGCAAGCGTAAGCAACGTAAACTGGATGTGATGAAATCCAAAATGATTAAGTCTGAACAGCAAGTTATTGCCAACATGTGCAAGACATTACAAACGCAAGGCGTTGGACATGTCGTGATGGAAGATTTGGACAATAGTTTTGGAAGGTGTTACATCAAAGATAAAGATAATGAGGATATTAATTACAATAGAAAAGTAAGATTTCTTGGACTAAGCAGTCTAAAGCAAGAGGTTGAACATATTGCAAGGAAGTATGATATTGCTGTCTCAACCGTACAAGCAAGTTATACATCCAAGATGTGCCCTATCTGTGGTTGTATTGATGACAGAAATAGACAGAGTCAAGAAACCTTTGAATGCATTGAATGTGGTCATAAAGACAATGCTGATTTCAATGCTGCAAAGAATATAAGAAACAGAGTACTTGTAACCGTGTTGCGAGATAAACTCTTAAAACAACTTGATAATGGTGCTTTTGAACCGAAGAAACTTAAACGTGAAAAGGTGAAAGAGGTATTATTATCATTTCGAAGAAACTTGCAGAAAACTGCAAGGAGTGAATGTATAGAAAGTGGTTTATCTACTTTTGAATATGTTTAAATCTTCGATGGATTAATCGCTTAAAGATGTTTCATTATGAGTAAACAAAAAATGGGAGGTACACAAGTACTTCCCATTCATTTTATATTCTTTCTAAATCTATTAGAAAGGCAAATCATTATCACTAACAGGTGCTGGTGCAGGCTGAGGCGCAGCTGTTGGTTGTGGGTTTGCTGCAGGTGTAGGTCCAAAAGTACCAGTATTAGTTGCCTGCTGAGTATTATTCTCACCATTGCCCTTACCTGTTGACACAAAACTTACACTATTTACCATAAGGTCCAAAGAAACTACATTCTCATTGTTCTTATTCTGATAAATTCGTGCACCTGCAAAATCTCCACTAAATGAGATAAGCGAACCTTTCTTAAGCCACTGTGCCATCTTGATAGCGTTCTCACCATACCATGAGCAGTTCCACCAATCTGTAACAGTTTCACCCTTACGTCTTTCGTCTACTGCAACAGTGAATGAAAGGAAATCCTTACCATTACCTGTCTTCTTAATCTCTGAGTCCTTTCCCAAGCGACCTACTGAAAAAACATTTGTCATATTATTATATTTTTAAATTAAAAATGTGAATTATAAACTTTTTTAAGAACTATAATCAATATATTTGACTAATTCTTTTTTATCTTCTGTTAACGCCCATCCGTCATCTTTTAAAAGATAAATAATTTCTTCTATGTGTGGAGAATATGTCATATCATCTACGTTAATAGAATAATAATATTCTAAATTATTTTCATCTATTTTAAGCGTGTATGGTACATACTCTCCTATAGTTATTAAAAATGCTATTTTAACACTACCTACAGAAATTTTATTATCAGAAAAAACTTCTTCAATTTGTGCTAAATTCATCATTATTCTTTACAACTTTGCTGATTTATTTGACCACTTTTTAAATCAATTTTTAATGGACGATGTCTGCGTTTAAATGCGCTATTTTTAACTCTATTAATAACGCCTTTGACAATATCTTCATCAAACCATTTCTCTTCAGAAAGTCTTTTTAGAATTATATCATTATTTTTAGAATACCCAAACACTTGAATTTCGAAAAGTATTCTATCTACTTCTTTATAAGTTAGTCCTGGTGCAATCTGCGCCATGTCACCACCCATCTTAACACCATTTCCATCTGTAGGAGTTAATTTATATGATTCTTCTATTGCTTGCCTGATATCTTTATCATTTACGTAATATTTAGTACAAAGCCATTCGCATAATTCATATATTTCGGTCTTATATAATTCGCCAATAGGATTAAAGTCTCCCTCATCACCATGTAATGTCCAAAAACCAAGTTGGTGTTCACTATAGTTATCAGTGTCCATAACTATACCATTATAAATTGAAGCACAATGATAAAGATATAGCATCCTCAATCTTGCTTTAATATTACCATTAGCAATTGGTGAATCCACTTTGAAATGATTTGATAAACTACTTGAAATAGTATTATAATCTTCTTCCAAATTAATACTCTGATACTCCGTGCATAAAGACTTACCGACCATTTCTGCTACTTTTACTTCATCTGATTGATTAGTAGAACACATAAGAGAATAGCCTAATAACTTCTTTTTTCCATCAGAACGTTTTACCACTTCATGACAAATAGCAGCTACAAGTGTTGAATCTATACCACCAGAAATACCTAAAATCATATTATTAATTCCATAATCATTTAGATATTGTAGGGTAGAATATACCATTGTATTAAAAATTTTTTCCCAATTTTTCATAAAAGTTTGTTTTATGGATGATGTAAAATATTATTAATTCTACATCATCCGATACTTATTTATTCGACTACAATATAATTAAGAATCTCTTGAGTAAGTGCTTTATGCATTAACTCTTCCATACTTAATTTCTTCTTTTCACCTGTATTGCTATCTACTTCTTCTCCACCTAACAGTAAAGAAACAATAGAGCCATCAAAACCGCTTAAGAAATAACATCCGACATCCTTAATTGTAGCTGGGAAATCTTTCTGACGAGAAGCACAATTCCACCAAATAAATCTAAAATCATCAACAAATTCCTCTGGGAATACACTCTTCAACTTCTTCTTAGCCTCTTCATAATTAGTTGTATTTTCTACATCTGTTGAAGTTTTCCAATAAATATTTGTAGCATTGAACTGCATATCTGAAACAACTAAAAGTGTCTGAGGATAATCTGTAAGTGGAATCTCTGGATGTTTAGTTCTGATTCTTACAATCTCATCAACAACTGATTGGAAATTAGTTCCGCCCATTGCATTATCAGGAATCTGCTTCATCATATCACAGAACTCACCCTTAAGCTGCAATACACGAGAAGTATCATCAAACATGATTACATTCTTATGGAACGCACCTGTATTAAGTGTTGAAAAATAAAGTCCTAATGAAAGACATATATCTAATGCTGTAGTATCACCATGTACACCTGTGTTCATAGAACCAGAAGTATCTAAGGCGCACCATACATTTCCATTTACACCTCCAATATTCTTTCCCTTTTCAATCAACTCATTAAACTGCTTATTAATAGTTGCTGTAACGTACTTAGGAAGAACTGAAATATTATCCTTTCTATTATAATAAACGTAACAATGTTTCTTCAAGTTTTTGATTAACTCATATGGATAACCTGTAAACTTGATATTATCCTGCTTAAGAACCCACTCGGTATATGAATCAACAAGATTATGATTTCCCAAGAATTTACCATTGGTAATTATACTCAATGCACGTCCTGGAATTGTATTCCATTTAATCTTATCATAATTTCTTGAACACATCAACTTTTGGAAATCATGAGATGTTCCAGAAGTCTTAAGATGATTATACTCTTTGTAAGACAATGAGAATAACTTAGCAAATTCTTTGGCATACTTATTTGTAAGCTTATTCCAATCAGTCTTAATGTGAGATTTTGACTTAATGCGAGGCATAAACTTCTTAACAAGATTTACATGTGCATCACACTTGAGTCCTTCATGAATTATTCTGTAGATGATTTCTCTATCAATAGCATTGATTTCAAATTTCTCATCGTAATACATGATAGCCCATAAATCCTTCCAAGACCCAATAAGAGGCAAAATCCACACGTTATTATTGAAAGTATCCTTATGATACTTTGCAAGCCACAGAAGTCTTTTAAAAGTTTCGTCACGCTGACCTTGTCCACTCTGTACATTGTCTGTAGTGGTATCATTATTAACTTTAACCTTTCGTGTAATCATTCGCAGATAGAAAGGAAAACGTGTAGAATATTCATGTGATTCATTCCAAAGTTTCTCTTGGTCTGAGAATACATCTGAAATATTACGTCCACGATAATTACCAGCTAAACCAAACTGATTAGCTAACTCGCTTCCTGTTGAAACCATTGTAAGTGCACCATTCTCAGTAAAAGTATACTGATTGTACTTTGTTGCCTCGATAAATAAATTCTGTGACATATATTTATTTTTTTTAATTTTATGTTGCAAAGATACTATTTTATTTTCACTAAACCAAATATATCTTTTAAAATTAACATTTATTTTTATTTTATATTCATATTTTATTTAAAACAGCGGTTGATATAATATTTATATATGATAATTAAAGTTTAAATAAAAGTAAGAATGAATACAATAGATTCTATAATTAATGAGGAATTAAATAAGATATTTATTAATGAAGCAAAACGTCCTGTTAGTAAGGAAGTTTTAGATGCTTTTAAACGTTTCTTAAAGAGCCGTAAAGGAGATAAGGCTGCTGATAGTGTTGGTGGTAAAAATAAAGATAAGAAGAAACCTGTAAAGACAAAGGACATTAAAACACGTAAACTTGCTGGTGGTGGTACTCAACGTTATGACTTTAATGATTGGAAGCGAAGCAATATTGAAGTTAATAAAGACCTTGCCAATAGTATTATTTCTAAGATTAATATGGATACATTAGATTTGGCAGCTGCTGCAAGAAAAGTATTTTCTTCACATACACCAGAAGGTGCCCAGTCTCAGTTAAGAAAAATTCTTAAACATGAACGCCCTATGACATATAAAGTTGCAAGAAAACTTAATAAAATGATTTCTCAAGGTATTATACCAGTGAAATAGCATAAAAGGTGGTAAGATTACCACCTTTTTTATTATATTGAATGTTCTTCAACATATTCTTTCATTTTCTGAATAGATTCTCTATGTATTTGTCTAATTCTTTCTTTTGTAAGACCATACTTTTTCGCCAACGAGTTATATTTTAAATCACTTTCTTCATTATCATTATTAAGACTACCTATACCATATATTTCTTTAATAATATCTCGTTCACGTTTGTTTAAACAACTCATTATTAGTGAAGAGCGATATAATTTATCTTCTCTATTAACAGTATTATTATAGTTATTTAAATCTGCTGTTGCTTGGTTAAATTCATACATTTCTGATAATGAATAATCATTACATTCTTCATTATCTTCATTATTATCAATTCGTGTAAGTCTAACATCAATTATATCATTAGCATTTCGTACTCTGATACCATATTGTTTCTTTAAAGCTTGAGATATTTCATCTGTAGTTGGTTCACGTTCTAACTGTTGTGCTAATTTACTTCTTGTTTTAGCTACTGAATGATAAATTCTTTCTCCATTTTTCTTACGCACTACTTTTCCGTAACTTATTTTAAATTGGTCAATATTTCTCTTTATATAATAAGCAGCATAAGATAAAAGTTTACTATTTTTCTTAGGGTCAAACTTTTCAATAGCTTCCATGAGACCAATATTAGCTTCATTAACTAAATCAACCAATTCTACTCCTGGAGTCATTTGACGTTTTGCTGATGCAACAACAAATCGTTGATGACAACTGATAAGTTTGTTTCTTGCCTCTATCGCTTCTCTTTCAGAACCGTTATGAACTGTATAAAGCAAATCGCTTTCTTCTTTCTTAGAAAGAATAGGGAAGCTTTTTATATCATTGAAATATCTGATGGTACTTTCAGAACGTTCTTTAATACCACCACCAATCTTTAAGTTTATGAACATATTTGACTATTTAAATTAGACAAAATGGCAGATGGAACTTTATGAATATGACACTTTGTCTTTATTCTTTTGTCCAAATCAAATCATTATCCTTACATTTATACTTACCTTCGGTTAGATTACCTTGGAATGTCGTAATCAGGCTTAATATATAATATAAGTTATCGGCAATGTATTTATGCAGTCCAAGGAGATATTCCTCTATTTCTTCTGGAAAAGCACGACCATCTGGAGATTCCTCAGTACCCTTTATTGCAGTATCTTGCATACCAAGTATCATAGCCATATCCTCTAATAAATGAGAACCTAAATTGAATAGATGAGTTCTATCTACGAAAATTTTATTATCACCATCAATTTGCCAATAAAGGAAATGTAATAACTTTACATGGTCTTTTGTTAATTCAATATGTTTAATCATATTTTATATCTATTTTTTTTATTAATATTTGACGTGTCCATTGAGAGTTTTTATTTCTTTCTCTCGTTTCTTTCTTTCCGAAACAACTTCCCTGTATTTTTCGTAATCTGTTTTCTTCAAAAGTTGTTCTTCTTTATATTCTAATTTCTTCTTTTCTTGCTTAGATAGTTGATGATAATCATATATTGTTATATCTACATCTTTACAAGTATTTTTTATAATTGTGAGTATTTTATCTTTATCTCCATTTCCATCAAATCTACTTCCGCCAATAAGAGTTGTGGCTATCTTCTTACCTTTATACAAAACACATGCTAATTTTAAACATCTTTCAAGTGCATCATAGTCTAAGTAATCTTTTTCGATGTCAGGTCTAAAATTCATACTTTTCGTAATAAAACATAATGAAAATAATGGATGTCCATTATTACATTCTTTGATAGTACCTAACTTTCTTCTATCCCCATAATTAGTTCTTAGATTTGTTTCATGAACAAAAGGATAATGTAACATAATATCTCTTTGAAAACCTTGAGATAAAGTGTTATAAATGTTAGTACCTATTAATATAACATCATATTTATCTATGTCATTAAATAAATTAATATCTTGTATTATCTCCACAATATTATTATTTTAATACTGCAAAATTACAATATTTTTTATTATATAGCAAATTTAAAGTATTAAAAAAACTTAAATCCAGAACTTATAATTCTGGATTTAACATTAGACTTTATTCATAATAGGTGGAGTCTCTTTTAAATATTCGTTTCGTAACTTATTATCATTAATTAGATTAGATAAAATTTGTGCATGATAATTGCTACACAAACCACCGTTAAAATAAACAAGTCCTCTAAATAAAATAATATCTGAACCCTCTGGTAAGGTTCCTAATCCATCAACCGTATAAGGTTTGATTAATGTATACTTTTTCTGTTCCATTGTTATAATATTTTTCTTAATCGTTCTGATTCATCTGCAAGAGGTATAATCTCATAGTTGCCATCTGGCTTTAAATAAACCAGTCTTCTTGTTATAATTTTAAAACCTAAATCTTGCAGTGGTATAGCATATGTAGACAATTGAAGTGTATATACCGATTGAGGTTCTTCAATGTAATCTTCAAATGGTGGTAAAAGTGTCTTACCAACTTGCCTGTTATATGATTTGATTAATTCTTTATTTGTCTTATAATCATAGATACATAAACCACTCTTTTCTCCTGTTGGGTCATCATAGTAAAACAATATATCGGCTGTACCTGCTAAATTTTGTTTCATACCTTCTGTAAACATTTTCGCTTCAGCTAATACTAAATGCAAATCTGGATGCAGCTCTGATTGAAATTTATATATTGCTTCTTGCTTTGGATGAGTTGGGATAAGCCAGTTTTTATCTTTAATATATTTACATTTACAACTATCTAAAATAAGTTCTGGATGACCAGCATTTACATATGCTAAAGATTCACCATATTCATGACATAACGTACCTGTTGTTGTTGCCTTTAAATTATTAAATTTCCAAATATCTTTCCAATAATCTTTAGTATTACCATGTTTTTCTGCATATTTGGAAGCCTGTATTTCTAAATCAAATTCTTGTTCAAATTCACCAAGTCGTGTTGTGACAGATTTGAATAATTTATTTCTGTCATTCTTCAAATAATATATATGTGGTTCTTCTTCAAAAACCAAATCTTTGAACTTATCTAATATGGTTGCACGAATTTCGGTTACAATCTTCGGTTCACCTTTTATTTCAAACATACCAGGAATATCCTTATATTTCTTCTTCATGATTCTTCTAAAATATAATATATCATTAATTAACATTTGCAAAGATACAAAATATTTTTATTAAAACCAAAAAATCCTCCTATTTTATGGAGGATTTTTTATCTGTATGTAATATCTGAACCGAATACTAATTGATTATCTTTGTATCTTTCTTCATTGTTGATAATAAAATGGGGTATATCTTTTAATTCACTTTTTGTTGGTATTCTATATAATTTATGTCCAAAATCACTTTCAGTAATAACCTCTTTTAAATCTACATTGCTATCTTTATAATTAAGGTCAAATCTACTATATAATTCCTTTATATTTAAACATCTATCATTACCAATAAATAAGTTAGCGTAATCTAAAAAATATACATAATTTTTATTAGTAACCATATCCCATGATGTTGGATTAGGATTTGGTTCATGAAATTCACCATTTTCTAAAAAACCATTAGTGGCGTTACTCTTTATACTAAAACTACTATATTTTGTAATATTCTCTATTTTAAAATTAGGAGGTGGTACATTATATTCCCTGTTTGGTCTTTCCCATGCCATTAATTTAGCAAAATTATATCCACGGGCAACTAACCCATCAATGTTATTATCTACCATACCAGCATCATTTAACCAGTTAGATGTCTTGTATCTAATCAATAATGTCCACAAATTAGGATGTTTAGCACATAAACCAACTGACTGCTCTCTAAACTTTGTTTCACCTCCATTATTATCTTTCTCTAAAATAACTCTATAGATAGAATCCCCGTTTCCTATATCATCAAAATGCTTACATAAGTCATCCAAAGTATTAAATGTGACTCTGAGGTTAACTGTACCATGACATGCTCTCCAATAGTTATCGTCCCAAAAGATTCGGCAATCAAAAACTCTAACACCTAAATTGTAAAGTTGTTCTTCATTACGTTCTTGACATTTCCATAAACCTTTATATCCTTTTAATATACCCCCTATAGGGAAACCATTATCCACATCTGCATATGTAAATAAATCGTGTGCACATATCATAATATTTTACATAATTTAAAAAACATAACAAGGGCAAAAACTATTAACCCCTGTTATGCATTTATTTATATTATTTTTTAATCTGTTCTTTCAAATTCTTTATTTCATTTTCCAATTCTGAAATCTTCAAAATTAATAAAGAAATATAATCAACAGATTTCATTCCATCAGAACTATTGGTAACTAATTCTGATAAACCTGCTTTTTCAACATCTTGTGCAATAACGCCATAATGTTTGCTATTATCAGATTTAAATACATATGATTTTAAATTAACATTTTTAACTTTATCAATGTCATTGTCTGATATTGTTTCAATGTCCTTCTTTAATCTCTCGTCTGAAGAGTTTAAATAAGTAGGCGATATCATACCCTCACTTGCCTGAATACCACCATTTATCTTCAAGCCAAACATTGATGTACCACCATTAGTTAATTGTGAATCTCCACCAATAATGCCATCTGTGGTTATATATAAAGCATTTTTTCTCGCATTGTCAGCTGTACCAACACCAATTGAGAAAATTTGATTTACATTAAACTTATTGTATTTACCACAAGCAAACTCTGAATCATTTTCAGCTATTGTGTAAGCACCACTTGCATGAGAATTTTTACCATTTGCTGTAGTATTTTCGCCCTCTGCATGAGAATTAACACCCTTTGCTATTGTTTGATAACCTTCGGCATGTGATTGTATACCTTCAGCTGTTGTGCTACCACCCTCTGCATGAGCAGCACTACCATCTGCAATTGTACGATAACCCTCAGCGTGAGACATTTTACCTTTGGCTATAGAAAGTTTACCTTCAGCGTGTCCAGAATCATCATAAACCATTGTGTATGAACCTTCTGCATGACCGCCATAATTCTCTATAGTACCCTTATTATGTATTTGGTAATCCTGTGTAGAAAAGTAGCCATCTTTTTGGTTATCTGCAGTTTGTTCAGCACGTGTGCATGCTTTAGGTAATGCTTCTTTTAAAGTTAACTTTATACGTTTATTTTCATTACTACTCGTAAACTTAGTATTATATGCATATTCTGCACTTATTACATCAATGGATACACCGCCACCTTTTATTAAACAATTCTTATAATAATCTAAATTGACTGAATAATCTTCTGAAGCTAAAATAAATATTTCAGTTGCTCCTATGGTAACATCATCTGTAAAATTCATTGCTTGCCTATGCAAACCTTCTACATGTGTTGCATTACCCAATGCAATGCTACCTTTACCTTCAACATGAGAATACATGCCTGCAGCATTAGTTTCATAACCCTCTGCATGTGATGTATCGCCCATCGCTATAGCATAATCTCCTTCAGCATGAGAAAGTCCCCCAAGTGCTTTGGTGAAACGTCCTTCTGAATGAGATGTATCACCACTTGCTATAGTGGAAATACCTTCTGCATGAGCATTTTCACCACTTGCTGTATTAGATGAACCTTCTGCGTGAGAATTTATACCTTTAGCCATATTATTTTTTCCTTCGGCATGAGAGTAATCACCACTTGCTGTAGTATAGTATCCTTCAGCATGAGAACACTCCCCAAGTGCTTTAGTGTTAAAACATTCTGCATGAGATGTATCTCCACTTGCTATAGTACCTGTACCCTCTGAATGAGCATATTTACCAAAAGCTGCGGTTGCAAGACCTTCTGCGTGAGAATTTATACCTTTAGCTATATTATTTTTTCCTTCTGCATGAGCACTTTCACCACTTGCTATATTAGATGAACCTTCTGCGTGTCCTGATTCACCTAAAACCATATTGTACTTACCTTCTGAATGTCCAGCATCTACATCCCCAACTGCTATGTTTATAAACTTATACTCTTCTGAAATAAATGTTTCTTCAGTAGGATTATCATTAGTTGATGCTTTTTCTAAAGGTTTATCTAAAGTTAGCTCTAAGGCTGAATTAGTAAAATCATACGATTCTTCATATCCTTTTATCTTATATGATTTATCATTATTTACTATATAGCAATTTTTGAGATAATCATCGTCAACAAATATACTCATTTCTTGAAAATTAATGAATATTTTTGTATCACCAATTGCAATATTCTTAACTAATTTTAAACTCTGTTCATAATTTCCTTCTCCATGAGAGTTGGTACCTTTAACTCTTGTATAAGTTCCTTCTGCGTGAGAAGTGTCACCACTTGCTATGGTATCAACACCCTCTGCATGAGAAACTACACCTTTAGCCTTAGTTTCATTACCTTCTGCGTGGGAGAAGTCACCACTTGCTGTAGTACCTTTACCTTCAGCGGTAGCAAATTTACCAGTTGCAGTATTTACTTTATCACTCGGACTGATTGGTGTTCCATTGTCTAACACAGCCGAATATTCACCTTCACCTTTCTTCCAAGGTCCAGTTTTACCATCTTTAAATCCCATTGTGATAATTGAGTCATCACTTCCTTTAATTGCGAGGAATGGGTCTTCATTGTTAAAGTTAACAGCAATTTCTCCATACTTTAAATCATCTGCTGTAGGTTTCTTACCTTTTTGTGAGCTTCTTGGCAGCTGCACATGCCTTTTTACATTACTTGTCATGTTTATATTTTACTAAAAAGTATTATTATTGTACATAAAAATGTACCATTATCTCTTTAATAAATATATTGATAAAATTATTAAAGTAATTACTTTTTAATAAAAACATGGCATTTGTTTACCTAATCACCGAAGAAAATGATAGTAACCATTACAAAATTGGTTCAACACGTAAGAATGATATAAATGAACGTTTAAAAGAACTACAAACTGGCAATTCTGAGAAATTGTTAATTGCTAATTATTTTGAATGTGATAAACCATTTAAGTTGGAACAGATGTTACATCGTCACTATAGAAAATATAATCGTTTAAATGAATGGTTTAATTTAAGTAAAGAAGAAGTTGATAATTTCACAGAAGTATGTAAGAAATACCATAATATAATTGTTTCATTAAAGGATAACCCTTTCTTTTAAAATGGAAAATGCAGAGATTTATTTCTCTGCATTTCTTTTTCTTTCTTTCATTTTTTCTTTAAGCAATTTTTTCTGTAATTCTTCAGCTATAATATCTCCGTGACATCTTAGCGGTTTACAGAAACACTGTAGATACACATCTTCTCCATTCTTATAATGTTCATATATTTCATCAAAGTCATGTGTAAGATATGGGTCTACACCATACGCTTTATTAAAGTATCTTCTATATGCTTCTACTGCTTCATCTCTTGTTTTATAAGTTAGTTTTGCAAGATTACTACGTTTTCCATTATGTGTAAAAGGATTGCCAAGTGGATTCCCATCTTTACTTCTTCCAATATAAAAATTGTTAGGTTTTGAAGTATGGTCTTCTTCTTTGCAGTTATAAACTATGATTTTTCCCATTTGTTTATATTTAAATGTAAAACATTCAAGTAGTAGCTCGAACAGGATTCGAACCTGCACACTCATTTCTGAATATTTGATTTTAAGTCAAATGTGTCTACCCATTTCACCATCGAGCCATATATCAGATATAGTTGAAAAAAATTACGTTAAGTCAACTAAAAGTTTACTTTATTTCATTATTTTAAACCGAATATAATTATAAATTTATCTCCTTAATCTGATATATTTTTAATTCTTTTGCAAAGGTAGTAAAAAAGTTTTATTCCTGCAAATTTTTCTAATAGTTTTAACACTATTTAAGAACTCTTCTATCAATACGTCTTCTACCAGCACTTCCATTTCTGATAGGTGAAGTAGGACGTGTAATAGTTCTTTTAACTTTTGGAACTCCACTATTTACTCTACTTTTTTGACATGCACAAGCCATAATATTAAATTATTTTTTTTCTTATATTTTATTTAATGGTTATTTAACCAACATAGTCATACAAACTATCTAATATACGTTCTGCATTAAATGTTATTGGATATATCTCTTCTCCATCAGCATCAAAAGCTCGTATATTATCTATATCAAGGGTTACGTTAATTTCATCTGGGTCGTCAGGTACATCGTAATCATGACTCTTCAGTCCTGGTTTTACTTCTCGATTAATATATATATCTAATATGTATGATTCTCCTGCTTCATTTGCAAAATCTACTTCTCTATGCCATCCGTCTTCCCATCTATCAAAGTCATAGTTAGAATCCCAAATAGAAGAAATCACCCCTTCTGTAATATCAATTGGTTCGTTGTTACTTTCTTTGATAACTTTAGATAACGTATTTTTTACGAGTCTATGTAAATCGTTTTCTGTTAATCTTATTATCTTTTTCATAAAAACTTTATTTCTTATAAATAGTTGGATTCTGGCAATAATTAACGTTTATTGCCAGAATCTTATCATTTATTGCATTCTATTACTTTATCTGCAATATGTAGTTCGTCAACGGCTTCACTACCAATAAACCAATTGTTTCTATCACATAGTTTTTCCATTTCTTCGTATGTATGTCCTGTGTTTTGTGCAAGCACATTATATACGTCTTTCTTACATCTTTGTGTTTCGGCAAATTCAATTTCCATATCACTAACAGTTCCACGCATACTACTACTGACTTGGTGTATCATAACACGAGAGTGTGGTAAAACATATCTTTTCCCAATAGCACCATTACTAAGCAACACTGAACCCATTGATGCAGCCATTCCCATACAAGTAGTAGATACATCGCAATCAATAAAGTTCATGGTGTCAACTACTGATAAGCCATCAACAACGCTACCACCAGGAGAGTTTATAAACAACTGTATATCTCTTCCGTTATCACCATCTGAATTATTAAGATATAATAATTGTGCATTAACCATATCGCACACTTCTGGTGTAACTTCTCCACTAAAATAGATAATTCTATCTAACATAAGTCGACTAAATACATCCATTTGTGTAACATTTAATTTTCTTTCTTCAAGGATGTATGGTGTCATGTTTTTAGATAGATAATCCAAACTATCTCTTTTTACATTTGTTTTATCTAAAGCAAATTTTCTAAAGTCTTTTAACAAATTTGTCATGCATTAAATCTTTTATAGAAATCATTTACAATGACTTGGAGGTCTTCTGGTTTATTTAAACTAAAACCACCCTTACCTGTTTCTATTTTCAAGAACCAACTTTTTTCATCAACTAATGCGTTTATCATACTTAATGTCAGGCTTTCACCTTCCAATTCGTCTCCATCTATCGTATTAGCTTCCTGCCAATATGTCATTTTAAAATCAGTTATACCTACTTCATTATGATTAGGGTCTAATCTTCTTACGATTTTAATATCGTTATTTTTCTCTTCTGGGGTATTCATAAACTTTGTTTTTATTTAAAAATTCATTTCTCAAATGTTTCGTTTCTCTTTTATCTTTGCCTAAAACAAAAGCGTATTTATATTTTGATGGAAAATAAATCTTTTCAGATTCGGCAAACATTTTTTTAGAATAATCTCTCAATTCTTTTTCAATGTCGTCAGGTATATTTTCCCAAAGCATACGTCGGCTATTAGACCAATTCTTTTGCCATTCTATACCAAGGTCTTTAGCATAACGTTTATAAAAACTCTTTGACCTAAAAGCCCTATCTGTCATAATCTTTTCTGGATTATAGGGGTTAACACATCTAACATTTGTTCCGCTTCCAGCGCCTAAAAAATAAAAGTTGAGTGCTTGGTATATTGAACCATTTTCTTTTGCTTGTAGGTCACTATAACAGGTAAATAGGCGATATTGTGTATTCTTCGTCATCCACTTGATACACCACATTAAGAACTTACTTCCAAGATTCATCGGTGTCCATGATGCGCTTGCACCACGTGCGATAAGACGTTCTATATCTTTAGTTTTATCACCTAAAAGTTTACTGAAAGCATTTGGCATACCCATAATAATTACACCACCTAAAATACCTTTATAGCGTGCTGCAAACCAATGTGTCGGATAACTACCTACAGTACCAAGCCATTCATAACGTTTGATAAATTCAGTTGCTTCTTTCTTTTCTTCTTTGGTAGTAATAAAAGAAAATTCAAATTCATCAAGATTGATATTTTTTATGTCTTCATCAGTCCATCCAAGTATTTCTTTATCTTCTTCTAAAGTATCTAAACGTCTTTGATATTGGTAACACCATGGACTCTTAAAATCCTTAATTTTATTCAATAAACCGATATCGCCCATTATATTAATTTATGTTAACTATTAATGAACTTTAATAGTTCTTCATTTGTTTCAAATTTATCACGAAAAGATTTTCTAATCGTACTAAATTCTAAATCTATATTCCCACTAATTTCTCCATTTTTATAACCAAAGAAGATAAACCCACCAGATAACTTAGCGTTACCACTTACAACCAAGTTTCCCCATATTTCACCTTTATATAAAACAGCGTTATCTTTAATTACATTTTCGCCATAAATGTCAGTAAATGCAACAACTGCATTATCTGTAACTATTGCAGAATAACCAACTTTAGCTCTGTCTTTAACTACAGCATTCTTAGATGCTATAGCCCCTCCTCTCAAAATAGCACTACCCATCACTTTAGCATTATTTTTAACTTTAGAACCATCTCCAGCTATAGCTTTATCATATACCCAACAATTTCCACTATGGCTTAGATTCTTTTGAGATTGGATATATCCCCCCTAAATCACCTTTTTTAACATCACCAAAGTCACGTAATGCTTGTATCCTATAAAGACGATATTTTTTTTGACAATCAGATTCATTATCGCTATCATAATATAAATTATCGTCAATATAATCATCTTTTAAAATTTTATATTTCTTTTCCATCATATTCTGTATTGGTAAAATGAACAATAGGAACTGTTATAGCCATTTATATAACAGTTCCCATATTTTTATGCTTGCATATTCTTCTTATTCTTCTTAGCTTCTTTCTCCTCACGCTTACGTTCCTTCTCTTCTTCTGCAATATCTTCAATAGTCATTAAAGAAGTCTCAATGGTGTCCAAATAGTCATCATGTTTGATTCTCATACGGAGAAGTTCTCCATATTGACTATTATCTACTGTAAGACGGTCTTTCTCTGAATCATAACTTACCTTTGACAAAGCACCTTCAATAAGGTCTTCTTTCATCTTATCTGTAAGTCTATCAAGCGCATCCTCATAGATAATCATATTAATACCTGACTCACTCTTTGTCTTAAACTTCTCAGTTGCACCAATCTGTCGTACTTCTACAACACTATTAGCCTTGGTTGTTGACATGACGTTGAGTCTAACACCTACTGATGCAAGACCAGTCTCTTGGAATTTCTTTTCAGCAATCTCTACGATATCTGAACTTGTAGCAAAAATTTTCTTGCTCATATTTAGTAAAATTTTAAATTAACATTGCAAAGATACGTATTTATTTTAAGATTAGCAAAATATTTGTCGAAAAAAATCATTTTATTATTATTTTTTATAGTATGAAGCCGAAGAAAAATAAATATCACATTATATTAACTAAAAATGGTAAACAGATAGATGATATATACTGGTGCGGTAATATCGAAAGAGTTTACAGTCGTTTTGAAGAGTTGAAGGCTAAAAGTGATAAAGTTCTTTTTCCAGTTCGTTGGACTCATCAAAATAAAAAGCTTGTTGAAACTAAATATGAAATTTACATTATAGAGTATAATGATTCTCATACTAATGAAGTTGTTAGATTAAGAGATGAATATGGAAAATTTATAAATTATGAAACAAATCATAATTTTTGGAAAGTATTTGATAAAGCTGATTACGATAAAGAAGAAACTTTTTGGGTATATGGTTATCACCCTTTATTTGAACGTAAAGATTTCAAATGGATATTTGACAATTTAATTAATAGGGATAAAAAGAATAAGTATAACTTTAAGCAAATATTAGTTTATAACAATAAATTACTTATTGATACCAATGGGAACATTGAGATAATTCTTACAAAGAATAAAAAAGATTGTATACGTTTATATAACACTATACAGGATAGATGTGAGAATGAGAAATTTCGATATATCGCTTTTTGTGGGGATTTAAATAAAAGTAAATTAAAAGGCGATTGGATAAATAAGATTGAAGAAAAAACTGGTTGGGATAGACAAAAAATTAAAAGGACAAAAACAAGAAATTAAAAAAGCGACAAACCTATAAGTTGTCGCTTTCTGTTTTTATAATCATAGAAACGTTTGGAAAGGAGATTTGAATTTCATTATCTGATGGAATAAAATCTTCTCCTTTTGGATTTTGTCTATAATATAGGTCTTCATCTATTTTTCTCAGTTCTTCTTTATTAACATTAATATTGAGTGTACCACCTTTTGTTATGCCACAATCGTGAAGAAATGTTGAAATATGATTACCTAACTCAAATATTTTATAACTATTTAATGTAAGTTCCATAAAAAACAGCTCAAGGAAGCCCACAAATCTTTAGTTTGTGGGGGGAATTGAGCAACTATTCCTTCTTTCTGTTATTATATTTTTTCTTATATCTACTAACCGTATGTGTTTACAACTAATAGAACCTTTGTTTACTTTTGTTCCGTCAAGTTTCCTAATATCGAAGAAACCTCTATCTCGTCTTCCAAATATGTAATACAATTCCTTTTGATATTCAACTAAGTCAAATAATCTATACCCTTTTACTAAAAATGGTGATTGATTGAGTTTTTTCCTTCCACCTTTCAAGAAATTAGCCTTATGTATTTGTCTATTCTGGCATCGCACTTTCTTTTGATAGAAATAA